CAAGAAATAAGCCGTCGGGCATAGCCAATACGGAGGCTGACTATTGGGTCTTGATTGCGGCATCCGAAAGGGGATGCCGTCACAAAGAAAACGAGGTGGCAATGGAGGAAGAAGACATTTTGTACTTAATAATTATTTCAACAGCAAGGTTGAAGCGCTTATGCAAGACAAAATACGGCCGCATAGGAGTGCCAGGAGGCGACAACAACACCTCGTTGGGAGTTTTAATTAAATCAAAAGACCTACTATGAGTGAAACAGATGACAAGGAGAGGGAACAATTCATAAGGATTGCAATGGCTCAGATAAAGAGTAAGTATAAGTTTAGGCCGCAGCGGCTTGCCGTTGCCGCGAAGATGTATATACGCTGGAAAAATAGTCCGAAAAACTGGAGAGAATATAGGTTATGAAGAGAAGGAGTGATTTTTACAGGATGTATAAGATAGACTATAATGAAATTAAAAATGAATGGAAACTAACATGGAACGGAACACCAATAATGAGCGGAAGAAAGGAATATCTGGAGCACTACCTAAATCTTTTAGTATGCAGAGGCAGTCTGATGTTTTAGACAACGATATAGCTGTTGCCGTCTATGGCACGCTAAAGGGAGGATATGGCAATAATTTTATTCTTGAAGACGCTACCCTTATGGGCAAGGGAAAGACCGCAGACAGGTATCCTTTGATAATACGTCAAGGAGGCCTTCCGTTTTTGCTTTACAAGCTAAACAAAGGCCACAACGTAGAGGTAGAGGTCTACTTGGTAAACAAGAAGGTACTACGCCGCCTAGACATTCTCGAGGGACATCCAGAGTGGTATTGCAGAAGAGAGATTCCTATTGTTATGGAGGAAATAGATACTGCAATTAAGGCTTGGGTATACTTTGGGCCAAATGAATATGACAATCTAACTTATTATGAGAGATACTAAATTTTTTATCGAGATAGGGAGCTGCAACTTTGGCACCCTGAACCATCTTGCTGGCCATGGATGGGAAGGCATAATTGTGGAGCCCATTGCAAAATATCTAAACGATATTGAGCGAATGCCCGGGGTTCAATACGTCAACAAGGCCATTGACACGACAAACTCTACACGAGCTATGTTTGTCTACAAAGACGATATATGCAAAAACGACAGGGACTTTAGCGGTATGAGTTGCTTTGAAGAATATGTAATAGGCTCGAATAAAAACCTTGTTGAGGCCGTTGATGTTTTAACAACTACCTACGATGCGCTGATGCTTGAATGTCAAGTTAAGAGAATTGATTTTCTGAAGATTGATACAGAGGGACACGATTGGGCCATCCTACAAATGGTAAATTATGAGGGGGCACTTCGTCCTCAAATAATTAAGGCTGAAACAAAACACTTAGGCGCCAATAAAGAGTTGGCAGTTAAGTTTTTAGAAGACCGCCATTATTTAGTGTATCAAGAGAGAGACGACCTGTATGCAATAAATATAAAATTATGAAAAAAGATTTATCGGTTAACACTATTTGTGCTGTGTTTTGCAAGGTCAACAGCACGAACCTATTGGATTTATATACCCGAAGTAGAGAGCGTCGTATCGTAGAGACACGCAGGATGATATGGGGATACCTTCGAGAGAATACGCCCATGACCCTTAACGAGTTGGGAGAACTATTTAATAGGGACCATTGTAGCACCATTCACAGCGTGTCAAAGCACAGGGTGGCAACATCTCTATCGCCAAAGGGAGCGCCCTATGATTTAGATTATACCAAAAAATATATGGATGCAATCTCGGAGATAAGGATTTTAACTGATGAGATGCTTAGCAAGCTCATATACCGCGACTATATGCTGACATACTACTGCCCAGCCACGGACGAGTACATAGCGCCAGTTGTCAAAGCGACGTCCTTGCGGGAGGCAATACAAGAGTACGAGTTTTATAACCCAATCACCGATGAGGAACTTGTACTCGCTAAAGCCTTATGATAATATCAGATAAATACAAGTGCATCTTCATTCGCATCCCTAAGACTGGGAGCACTACGATTGAACAGATGTTTATTGATGCCGACCCAAAATGTATATCATCAGACAATGAGCACCCTCCCTATGGACACCAGGGACACAAAGCGTTAAGGGAAATTTCTGGAGAATATCGTTGGAAAAATTATTTTAAGTTTGCATTTGTTAGAGACCCATATACTTGGTTTTTAAGCAATTACTCGGACCACAAGAATTTTACATTAGATGAAGTTTTTGGTGTTCATGAAATCCTTAATGAAAGACATTCACTTCCAGAGCTTTGTGATAACATAGTCGATGCACCGAAGGCGCTTGCTTTGGTCTCAATGATTCAGTTTTGGTATCATGGAGATTTTGTAGGCGGTAAGTACGATGTGATGACAAGCCAATCGGCTTGGATTTCAGATGATATAGATTTTATTGGAAGACTAGAGACATTTGAACAAGACTTAGGAATTGTAGCAAAAACCATTGGTCTTGAGTTGCCTAAAAAATTAGAAGAAAAAAACAAAAGCTATTCAGAAAGACTAGAACTTAGTCAAGATGCAGTTCGCTTGATTACCGCCATATACCATGATGACTTTGAAAGGTTCGGCTATGAGCGAAGAAAATAACGAAGGCCAAATGATTTACCTACACGCGGCACAGGTATTTTGGCACACCAAACTTGGAAAGAAGCTAGTGTCAAACACTAAGGGCACTGAAGAGATGCCCATCAAGTTTGTGTCAAGGGCAAAAAACACTCTTGACATAAACAGGTTCCCAGAAACAATGAACTCCTTGCAGATGGCGCTTTTTGGTAATAGGAAGGTGCACAACTTTAGGGTAATTAAATTATACAGCAGCAAGCCAATATCCAGGTCGTTTGCCTATTTAGAAAAAGATTACGAACAGAATTTCCAATGACTACCATAACTATGTTTGAGTCCGTCACCAAGACGGACAAACCGCACTTCATAGACGTAGTGGCGGCATTGGATAGAATCGTATCGGGCAGGAGCGCCGAGAACGTCCTTGCCATCAGGGCAGGCAATGCGGAGCTAAAGAAGTCCCTCCCCGTTGCATTGTTCTCTGGCACCTTCTCCGTCCGAAAGGATGATGCGCTAGAGGCTCATAGCGGGCTCATAGTCCTTGACTTTGACCACGTAAGCGCAGAGGCCTCAAAGGCCCTGCTTTCTACAGATGAGTACGTCTACGCATGCTGGATATCTCCATCGGGACAAGGACTCAAGGCTCTTGTTAAGATAAGCAACCCCGAGAGGCACAGAGAGCATTTTAGAGCCCTTCAGACGTACTATGAGAGCACCTATGGCCTAGAGGCTGACCCATCCGGAATAAACGAATCTAGGGCGTGTTTTGAGAGTTACGACCCCGAGCTAGTGCGTAACGACAATAGTAAGGTGTTTGGGGGCATGCTAAAGGAGCAGCAGGAACATCAGGTAGCCCACATGCAGGAACTCCACACCGACTACGAGAAGCTTAGCGTTGTTGCTAGGATGGTGCGCCGAGCCCAGGATGGCGAGAAGCACGCAGTATTGCTCCGTGCCGCCATTCTTTGTGGCGGCTACGTCGCGGCAGGTAGGATGGAAGAGGATGAGGCAGAGAGGGTGCTGCTCAGAGAGATAGAAAAGAAGAGCAACGTCGAAAACATATCTCTTGCCAAGACTACAATTAAGGACGGCATTGCCGAGGGCAAAAAGATTCCCATCCGCGATGTCATAGAGGACGAGGCACGGATACGCCGAGAGATGCAAATCAACGATGGAGATATGTCGTTTATATCTTCAGACGACACCGACTACAACTGGATTGAGAAATTCGCCAAGGGAGATATAATAAGAGGACTTAGCACCGGGTTTGAGATACTAGACCAGTATTTTCTGTTAAAAAGGGAGCTCACCATTATCAACGGACACAGCAACGTAGGTAAGACCACCATGGCGCAGTTCCTGATGGTGGCATCAGCGGTTCAGCATGGATGGAGATGGGTGGTCTACTCTAGCGAGAACAAGACAGCATCCTTTAAGATGCGTCTTATGGAGTTCTTACTTGACAAGCCCATTGACATGATGAATTACGATGAGCGCACGGTAGCATTTAAGTGGGTTAACAAGCACTTTACCGTCATAAGCAACGCGCAGGTATACAGCTACTCCGACCTGCTCATTTTTGCAGAGAAGCTAGTACGTCAAGAGCGGTACGATGGATATCTTATTGACCCCTACAACAGCTTGAAGATTACGATGGGTAAGAACAATCAAGGCATCACCTCCCACGAGTACCACTATGAGGCGGCATCCGAGTTTTTAACCTTTACAACGCAGAACGACATTGCCCTTTGGGTAAACGCTCACGCTATCACCGATGCCATTCGCCGTAAGGGCCCCGATGGACTACCAGTGGCCCCGATGGCGGAGGACACCGAAGGTGGGGGCAAGTGGGTCAACCGTGCTGACTCTGTACTCACATTTCACAGGAAGGTCCAGCACCCTGAACCAGACATCCGATTCAGAACGGAGATACACGTAAGGAAAGTGCGGAACACCGAAACAGGAGGTGGCAATACGCCCTATGACCAGCCCGTTCTTTTTGAGCTTAACTACACGCGCACTGGAATGAACCCGATGTTCGGCAAGAAAACTTTTAGGCCAATGCACTTGAATTCAGGGAGCATTGACCTAACTTAGTACCAGTGAACTATGAAAACATTCAAATCATTCTACCAAAACCGCCCAGCCTTAACGTATACTATGCGGGTCGCCACTTTATGGTCCGTAAAAAACATAAGGAAGTCTATTGGAAATACATTTCAGCAGCGCTTGCGCCGTTTGGCAAATTTCATCTGGAACGATTTTCTATTGCTGTGCGCTACAATTGTCGCTATGATGTTGATAATGCTATATGTTGTAGTAAATTCCTTGCTGATTATCTACGAAATTATGGCTACGTCCCTGACGACACTCCAAAGTATTATCTCTCGCAAGAAACCCGCTTCGACGCGTCGCTCCCCAAAGAGCAGTTCCTAGTAACCATTACATCTCATGGACAAAAAGGAACTGAGCAAGACCTACTTCATGGCGACATCGAGGATAGCAAACGCAGCAACACTCCTGTACGAAAGCCTGCACGACGAAGCAGGAAGAGCAAGGACTGACGCAGACAGGCTTCACAATACCATACGCAAGTTCAAGAGGGAGATAGACAGCGAGTTTGATATGATTCGCTCCGCATTATTGGAATACCACGATGATAACTCTGATATTTCTTGATGGCCTAAACGGCATCAACTACCACAGATTGATGACCCCGTTTCTTCGCCTAAAGGCAGAAGAAGGAATCAACATACACTTTTTCTCGAGCTTCGATGAGCTCAAGGAATTTGATATGACAAAGGTTGGTAGCGTGGTAGTATCTAGAAGGTGTACCGTCTCCAACTACGGGTCCTTTAAGCGTTGGCTAAAGGGATACAAGGTGAAGCTTATCCTCGACAACGACGACTACTGGGTGCTGCCCGATGACAACCCCGCAAAGGAGGTATACAAAAAGCAGATATCCCGCGAGATTCTAGCAACCATTAGGATTGCCGATGAGATATGGACACCCTCTGAGGCGCTCGCCCATAAGATGCGAAAGGTAAATAAAAATATACCTTACAGGATTATCCCCAACACCGTGCATGAGCAGGAAGAGCAGTGGGCTGACCAAGAGAAAGACCCAAACCCCAATGGGCTGGTTCGCTTTGGATATTTAGGTGCTAACGGGCATCAGAAGGATTTGCTATCAATGGGGATGACCTTTGAAGACTACGAGCTATACTGCATGAACCTTATGGACTATCCGGATATTCTTCGTGCTAAATACACGATGTATCCAAAGGACATCCATCTATATGCGCAGCTCTACCGACACTTTGATGTGTCGTTATCGCCAATAATAAACACCAAATTCAACAGGTGTAAGTCCAACCTAAAGGTGATAGAGGCAGGGTATACCAAGACAGCAATCATAGTGTCAAACGTCACCCCATATAAGGAGGCGGTGATTCACAACAAGACGGGCATAATATGCTCGACCCCAGAGGACTGGAGGACAGCTGTTAAAGAGATGACCCTTGAGAAAGCGCAAAACCTTGCTGGAGAGTTATACGAGTACTGCAAGAAGCACTACGATATATCCTTGATAAACAAGGAGCGGCTAAAGGGATTAGTATAGCTCGTTGCAGCCGCAGCGTTCCGCGAAGAAGCTGTCTATCTTAGCAACCTTCCGCAGTATATCTTTCTCGCGCTTACGAGCAATTACCTTCGCTTCAGGGGTCGAGTCGCAGTTGGCAAACAAAGATGCTGCCTGCTGGAGGAGATTATCAATCTCCTCTCTCTTACTCTGGTTGGTGTAGTATTCCCATTCCATTGGACGTTTTTTTTCGGCAATAGCCATTACTTCCTGACTCAAAGTTAGTTATATTTTGTAATTAAACAATGGATGAACGAAGTCGCTGAAGTGCAATAAGCAACAGCAATGCTATCAGTATAAAAAACGATATTTTATACACCTTGTAATACCAAGGAATGGGTAGCACCTTCACCTGTGGTGGGCACTCTACGTGGATATAGTGGGGGACCCTGATGGTCGTTGTCTTGGCGGAGACGGCAAGTTTTTTCTTGCCGTTCCCATCTACGATTGTCTTTATAGTAACTGCTATAGAGTCGCTCTGAACGACTACGCTATCGCCTACGGCGGGAACCTCTACCGTGTCTACTATTGTTATTTGTGGCATCGTAATCGTATCCCATTTCGTAACAACCGTGGGCGCCGACAATAGTGTCGGGTCCTTTGCTATGGCTTTTTTCATGTGCCAGTTTGCGGAGCACCCTATGAAAAACGGTATTGTGAGAATCAGTAAAAAGCATCTTTTAATTGTGTTGTCCATCATAGCTCAAATAATACGAAGAATGCAAATCTACCCCACAGATATAGAGCAACTCCAGTACGCCATTGGTCATTTGCTTTTTTTACCGCAGCCTCAGGCTCGAGACTAGCCTTGCGGAGCATCTCCATAGTTCGGACATTCTGTGTGGCGAGAGAGTCGGCAATAGATTTCATATCGCGATAGTCTACGCTTACGGAGTCAATCTCTTTCTTTAGCCTTACGAATCTGTTGTTCATCGCAGCGGCCTGAGACATCTTCAGAACGACCACTGTATCACTCCCCTCCACCCGTTGAATCGGGTAGGATTGCGAGTACATTGAAAGGCTGAGCAACAGGCTCAGACTTAATAGCAACAATCTCATCTTGCATTACTTTAACTTGTTCCACCAACTGCTTCTTTTCCATCTCCAGTGCTTGAATTGATTCTTTCATCTTGCTTACGCCCTCGGCTACTTGCTTGTCAGCACGCTGCGATACCGCTGCGGCCTTGCGCATGGTGCCATGTGATTTCTCTATAAGCATATCAACGGGGTCAGCTTTAGCGGGAGCAGTTCTCTGCTCCGCAATCACGCTGCCAATGGCGATACCGATGATGAAAAGCAGGAGTATGTGTCTCATTTCGTTTGGATAAGCATTTCGTTCTTAGCACTTGTGTATGCCAGCGCGGAGTCAAGGCGGCGAATGTGCTGGGTGTACTTCTCTACCTTAGCATCTAGCTCGTTTACACGGGTCTGGCAGCGGTCATCAACCTTGGTGTTGGTCATTTTCTGGTCGACGTACAGATATCCTATGGCAACAATTGCCACAAAGGCAATTGCGGCAACCGGGTTCTTTTGGAACTGGTCAAAAGATACGGGCATTTTCATTTCTTAGCGAACTTCTCTATTCCAGAGATGCCAAAGCATCCAAGGGTTACTATAACGAAACTGTTATATACGTACTCATTTAAGGGGAGATGTGTGCCGCAAACTCCCGTCACGAGGTCTGCAATCATAACTATCACCATCACCGTAAACGAGAGTGCTCCAAGCACGTTTTTCTCGTCGTAGTCGTTACTCTTCTTAAAAATTTCCTTCCATCCCATGCAGCAAAAATACATGGCCACAACTAAAATGCAGGGGGCGAAATCTACTTGGCGCCGTCGTATTTTGCCGACTCTAAAAGAATCTTCTGCTCCTTTCGCAAATCTTTTTTGATTTGCTCGTAATCAAGAAGAGGGCTGTCGGGGCCGTAAAGCTGATTGTATATCTCGGGATATAAAAACTCCATATCCTTCTTATTCATCTTGCTAAGGCCGTCGGGGGTGTCTTCCGCTTTCCTGAGGTCTTTGTACATTTCATTGAGCAGAATCTTACGAAGGTCCTTGTACAGCGGAACAAATCCAGCCTGCCCAGCCAACTCAAGGGGTATGCGTACGTATTTTGCCATCTCTTGGCGCTTTATAGCGTCAGGCTCCTTCTTGTCTTCATCGCGTAATGTTTTTCGCGCAAAATCAAGTGACCTCATAGCTGGAGCGGAAGGACCTAACATGGTTATCAGAAAGTCGCCAACATTTGTCTGACTGCCAGACTCGTCGCCGACAGGGATTTGACTGAACATTATCTGGTCTTTGAAAGAATCGTACTCGCCATTGCGAAGAAAATCCAAGTAATCCTGATTTACACGCTCAACACCATAGGCAATAGGAGCCTTTACGATGTTTCCAAAGTCACGACCCAAAAGAAGAGAGGTAACGGCTGAGGTAGTACCCTGCGCTAGGCGCTGCGCGAATGACTTCTCGTCCTCTTCTTCCTTGTCTGGCCTGCCAAGAAGGCTATTGACGATACTAATCATTAACTCATTGAGCATAGGGACAAGCACCGAGTAGGCGACCATCCTGGTTGTAGCGCCAGCCAACAGAGCGACACCCTGCTTTTTAGAGACAGCTCCATTGCCCATTGCAGCATAGATTCCCGTTCTTGCAGTTACATATTCGTAAATCAAGAAACGAGTCATAAAGTTGTTGAACGTATTAAAAAATTTAACAAGACCATTTTGATTTTTATTAGGAACTCCCTTTAGGATTCCCATAAAGGCGTTGTCCGATGCACCAGCAAAAACCGAAGTCTGGTCAGCATAATCATTTGCTCTTGCTAACGCATCTTTGTTTGCGTTCATATAGGCCTCGTTATTGCTAGCGATAAGGTCAAAGTCAGCATCCTTACCGGTCTGCTTCTTAAACTCATTAGCGAAAGCACCAAACCAAAGTGGGCGCATTATTAGTTTATCGGGAGTAGATATCAAGGCATCAGAGGCAGTAGCTACGAAATTTTGGAAATTTCTAATTCCTGCCTTGTTGTATACCTGATTAATTTTGTTTGCCACGTCGCCCTTGGCTCGGCTGCCTTTTGCTCCGGCAGCCTGACTCATAATGGATTCGTCAATAAGCTTACCGCTAAGGCTTTCGTTGGGATACAGCCTAGTGGTCTGCTTACTGCCAACAGCATCCATAACCTTAGCAGCGTCCGCTGACAAGACTAAGTCTTTAAGCCTAGCGCCTGCCGTAAAATCTTTTGGCGATACAATGGCAGCAAACATAAGGTTGGAGGTCAGCTCACCAAGAAACCTTGGAACACTAGCTAGAATGGCACGATAGCCCTGACGATTAATAAATGCACCAAACTCATCGCCCATAGAGCTAGAGGTAAAGTTTCTGTTGAGTAGGTTTCCAATGGATTCTTCAAAAACAGACTCTACCGCATTAAGAATTTCTCTTTGCTGCTTAGGTGCTTTTCCACTCTTTAGCGCCTTCTGTGACTCGGCAAACATCTTACGAGTGGTACGTACTGGCTCTGTTAGGAAATAATCCATAAGCACGTAATTCGCACCCCTAGAGGTGGAGGAGAATACGTCGAAGTTAATAGGAGAAACCCTTCCGGTTCTTGCTATCAAAGACTTTGCCTTGGTAGATGGACGTAGTGATTCGTTGTAGTCATTGACAAATGCGTCGCCAATTAGCTGTTCTTCGGCCCGATGTTCGTGAATGACATTTAGGTGCATGTAGTTATTCAGTGGAGATATCTTATCACCACGAATGATTACCGACGTAAAGACTGCCTTATCGCGAAGCTCCGTATTTATCTTCTGTATTTCTTCTATCGCCTTTTTTTCCGTATTGTTGAAGGAATCGTATATCTCCTGCATCTTAATGGCGCCATCCTCACTGAATTTATCTAAAATTTCCTGAAGCATAGCCGCTTCCTTATCGGTATATATAGACTTACCAGTTTCAATTTGGTCAATTGTTGCCTGTATATGAGCAGCAGCAGGGTTAACCTGATTGCTGCCTGGGTTTGACAAGAACTCAAGCTCGCGCAGGTAGGTCATCATCCTATACTTAGACTTAGTGGCCTCGTTGGAATCAGATTCTCTTGACTTAAACACCGCATCTTCCGCGTTATTTAGTCTGTTTCTAATGTCATTAGAAGATGTTTGAAACTTCGTTTGGGCAGCAGATACCTTTCCAAATACTGAGTTGAAGATTGTTTTGTCCTTGAAGTTGCCAAACAGCTGGTCCAGATAGTATAATGGATTGCGACGAATCATTTCTACTAGCGGTGCGTTTTTGGTTCTAAATAAAAAAGACTTGGTATTTGCTATCGCCTCACTAATCTTAATTGGCTTGGCGGACTCAAGGGCCTTGTTTATCTTGATTGACTCATTGATTGCGTTTAGGCGCTCAACGGTCAGCTCAGCATAATGCGGCAGGAATCCGTCGTTGATGTTGTCGATAGCACGAAGCAATCCCTTTAGCTGAGTATTGTCTAGCATATCTACCGCGGGAGTGGACAGAAGCTGACTCAGCGTAGCTGCAACAGCTCTTTCGTCACGAGATGGCAGGCGAGCGGAGTCAACCTTCGCGACGCTGACCATTGCAAGGAGGGCCTCTTTCTCCTGCGCCAGCTCTTCCTCGGTAGGCTTTTCTTTAGAGGCTCGCTGTATTACCAATGAGCGATTATTGCGAAGGATTTCAGCCTCGTTCTCGTCAATTATTCCCTCTGCAACCATTTTAGAAAGGGTCTTGGGGAAATCAATCTTTTCGTTTTTGTCCAATACCTTTTCTTGGTATTCGATAAACCTTTCGACAAGCTCTGGGATTTTTGACAATTCCAAGTCTACAGCGTCTAATACGCTTTCGACTTTTCTCTTGACGTCATCTATCTCTTGAAGTTGTAGAACAGCAGTGCGCTGGGATAGCATCCCTAGAATTTCAGTATATACGGGAAGAACCGAATCTGGGATAAGGTCTGGAGATATGCTAAGCATACTCATTATAGGCTGTGCCACGCCTTCGGCGATACCAAGTTTCTTCTGAGCGTTCTTTTTTGCTAGCGGGATGGCCTTAGCCAGACCGGCTAGCTGCGCTGCGTACTCGGCATTGCTAAACACCTTTGCTGCGTAGTTTACAAAGCGCTCTACCGACACCTCATCTAGCGGGTTGGTCTTGGCGAATCTGTTGGTGAGTGATGCCGCTTGCTTGAGGCTAATCCTACCTTTATTAGAGAGGTCCTGTATTGATGCGCCCACAGACTTGCTAGCATTGGCTATTGCCACCTTAGCGTCTTTAGCTCCACGTGCTGCACTTTGGATTTGATTTTTCAGCAGTGCATACTCAGACATCGTGATTTTCTTGATGTCTTTGATGGTGTCAAACATCCGCCCCACTGAAGGGGCGGACTTCATCCTTTTATCAAATCTTTTGTTGACCATACGCACCAAAGCCTCGCGCTGTACGTCTGTCGCGGTCTCGTAGGCATTAGAGCCTACGACATAGTTCATGGCATTTTCAAAGGTCTTCTGCCTAGAGGCACGACGCTGCTCTGACTTCTTAACGACACCATCTAGTTCGGTCATCATTCGGTCAAACCCGGGGAGGTCCTCTTCGGTTAGATTTTGGGTCTCGGATGGAACTTCCTCAACAATACCCTCTTCGACTACTGGAGTTACTTCTTCTTCTGGGATGACAACTTCTTCGGCAACGACTTGAGGTTCTGCTTGGGGTTCTCCTTGCGCCACTTCTTCGCCAACTGTGGCTCCTGGCTGAACAGGTACTTCACCTGCTGTTTGCTCTTGAACGGCATCTGTTTCTACTTTAGGGATTGCGTAACTGTCTTCTATTTCCTTTTTAGCAGCAAGCAATTCAATTACTTCCTGTTTAATTTCCACCTTCATAGAAGCGGTCTTAGCCGCTTCAAATTGAAGGTTTAGGCCTTCTACCTGAGCATCTATAAGAGACAGCATAGAGAAGTCTTCAGGAGACATATCCTTACGCTCCTCAAAAGACTTTTGCCTTAGTGATTCTATGTTGGAAGATATCCTCTCAGACGCAGCCTCGAGTTTCTCGCGCTCAGCAACGGGAAGGTCCTCAGTAGTTAGGTCCTTATCTACCTGTTCCTTTTTCTTCTTCAACTCAGACAGGGCAGTGATGTCCTCTGATTTGGGTAGGGTGAAGGGAAGGTATCCTGCGGCAAAATCCGAAAGGGTCGGAGCATACTGCGATGTTACCGCAAAGCCCGGAGCGACAGCGCCAAGGGCCATTGCCTCCCAGCCTTCTCTTGCAGAGGGGAGCTTTTCTCCAGTGCCAAGAGCCCATAGCAGGTCTCCAGTCCAAGAGGCACCCTCTTCTGTTCCCTCTTCAAGGCCCTGCTTGCGAAGCGCTTTTTGATAGTCAACAAACGTGCTCTTGAATGTCGCTTTCGCAGCCGTTTTTTCGGCTGCTGAAAGAGTCTGATTCCACGCCCTTAAATCTCCAATAAAGCCAGATTCGGTAAGCATTTCTTTTAAGCCAGCGTAGGTTGAATAAGCAACCTTTTCTGCTTCTGTTTTAGTGGGGTCGTTCTTTACCGATTTATATGCCGTATTGGACCCGACATAGCCCATGGTTGCAAACGTGGCTGGGTTTTGCGCTATGTTTCTACTTACAGCCTGCGCAGCCTGCCTAGCAACGCCTGGGGCTGCTGCTGTTACACCGAATGAAGCCACAGGAGCACCCATAAGCATTGCGGATAGGGCGCTAAGCCCTACCGTGTTGGCGGCCTCTACTCCAAAGACCTTGGCGCCATTGATAAAGTCTTTCTGTTGGCTGAAACTTTTGTCCGCATCTTCTTCAGGAACACCGCTGCTGATAAGGTATGCCTTATTCATATTACGGGCATACCGAGACAATTCTTCAGAGCCTGGAAAAGCGGAAGGGTACAACTGGTCAAGGAAAAGCTGAGCACCTGCGTTAGCGGCAAGACCTAGTCCTTTTACGTTGGAGTAGTTCTCAATCTTTTGCTCGACATCTAGTTTGTTTAGACGCTGGTCGTAGGTGTACTGCTCTACGGGGTCAAGTTCGACTCCTGTTTTGACCTTTTCATACACCTGAGAAAGCGGAGAGGGCACATAGGCTACCTCGCCATCGGCGATGCGCCGCATCATAGTGCTCTGCTGTTCGGGGGTGGGCTTGTAGGTTTCTTGCTTTTGCAAAGGGATTTCTCCGATTTGCTCTACCTGCTGTCGCTGCCTTAGCGCGGTGAAGTCAGGAAGTAGTCCTGGTGGTTTGGGCGCCGAAGAACCAGCTTCCGAAGGAGATTCCATAGCGACCTTTGGAGTAGTGGAATCCGAAGGTTCTTTTTTTTTTACTCCGAAGTCAACAGACTCAGCATATTCCGGATACTTGCTGACAATCTTTTGCGCTAGAACATCATCAGCAATATCCTTATATTCTGGATATTGTGACTTTATTCTAGCTGCAAACTGAGCGGGAGATAGTTTAGGTTCTGGCATGATTACTAGTTTACAGGACTCCCAATGGGTCATTCGGAGTAGCCTTAGCGCCAGCAGGGGCAGTAAGTCCTTGATTAATAATCCGACTCAAGTATAACAGCTTGTCCTCTTCTGGGTTCTCTGTTCCAGCGGGTATGCTATTTATTATGGCTTGCTGGATTTGCTTCTTCACCAAAGCCCTTGCCTTTACACCGGCGTCACCTTTGGCGTTTAGGTTATTTGGAAGGTCAATTGCCACCCCTGTGCCACCCTGTTGACCCCTTATGGTTATTTGGTCAAATCCCGGGCGACTTTCTTCTACCACGTAGCCAGGCGGCAGTTTTGAGGCTAGGTTTTGAACCATCTCAGATTCATCGGCGGAAAGGATATCGTCGGTAATGGTTTGGTCTACATAGTCCGAGAAGAGGGCGTAGAGATTTCTCGTTGGAGTTGTGGGTTCCTTTTCTGCAGCGATGCGCTTTCTTTGAAGTTCGGCAGCGGCTGCGTTGCTAAGGTTCATCTCCTTTATGGATTGTTTTCCTTGAATGTCAACTTTCTTCTGATAATCTTCTATATCGGCAGCTCTTTCTTCTTCTCGGGTAAAGACATCTTTTGATACCAAATTAGAAAGCGTTTGTATCGTCCTTTGAGATGCGGACTTTATAAGGTTTTGCTTTTCTGCATCAGAAAGGCTTCTAATAACCTCGACAGCCTCGGCGACATTACCGTCAAGCCTTCCAAGTCTAGAAAGTTCTTCTGCAACAATAGCATCGACATCCTCAGAGCTCTGGCCTATGTATTGCGCATTAACAGCATTTTCAAGGGCAACCTGATTCAGGGTGCCGTCTGCATTTCTAATGGCATCGAGGCCATCAAATTGCTTCATGTTGTTATAGATGGTAGACGCCATAGTCGAGGAAGACAATCTCTTGGGCTGGTATCTGGTGTACTGAGCCAGACTAGGAAGCGTAGGGTTTGACAAGAAGGTATCATCAGGCTTAACAGACCTATATGTATCAAGCTCCTTTAGGACGTCAAGATTATATTTCTGTGGGTTCGACAACACCTCTGCCTCGCGCTCGTCTAGCGCCCTTGTAAAGTCAACTCCTTGAGCGGTATATTCAGCGTAATCCTTATAGGCCTGCTGTAGCTTCTTACGCCCTTCAAAAGACATATCGCCTTGGTCAAGAAGGCTCTCAACTTGATTCCACCGCTGCTGAACAGCAGGACGCACGCCATCAGAAAGAGAGCCCCTCACCTGCTTAAACTGATTTAAGTAGGCAAGCTTGCGCTCTTCCGACTCCTCACGACGCAACTTGGCCGCCTCATACTGGGCGCCAAGGTCAACGATGGGAATGCTGGCAACTGGTATGTATTCTGCTCCGCGCATTATTTGAATTGGCTTTTACTTAGGAGTTCGCGAACAAACTTATGTAAGGTGGAAGTTCCGTCTTCAGCAAGGTTGCGCAGCTTTTGAGATTGCTTTGGGTTAAAGATATATTCTCCGCCCGTCATTTCCGCAATCTTTTTGCCGTCTTTCATGACGTCAATAGGGTTGGCTTTATGAGAAAAGTCTCCAGGTGTCTTCAAGGCCTTTCCGCCCGTCTTCAATGTCCGCGGGGTTCTTTGTTCCATACGGTCTTCCTCTATTTCTAAAAACGAAGCCGGCGTCACACTTGGACGCGCCAATGTACTTCCTAGGTTCTCGTTAATCTTTTGGCTTATGCCAGCCGATTGTTGAGCAGCGAAGTCTCCCATCTTGTTGATGGCAGGGGCAGCTGCTTTGATTCCTTCGGTATCTTTGGCGCTAGGAGTTTTTTGAGGCTTCTTGCCGATTCCACCGATTGTTTGAGCAAGACCACTCGCCGCCTGCGCTACGCCTCCAACCATGTTCTGAGTAGCGGCATCGGCAGCCGACTGTAGGCTTTGAATTCTAGGGGCGCTGCGTGCTCGGCTTGCCTCCAACACACCAGCATCATCCTGCTCTGAAATAGCGGCTCCGTATTGTCCAAACCTTGCAAGGCTACGAGCAACAGCCTCCTCTTGAGCCCTCTGGGCGCTAGGGCCTGTTGACTGCACAGCACGAGAGCCGCCCGCCTCTTGGGCGGCGGCTAACTGCGAAGCAGTGGCGCGAGCAGCGGCGTCCGTAGCGGCAGTCGCGTCGGTCTCTTGGCGGGCAACGCGGTTACGGGCTGCCATTGACATAATGTTACTACTTTCAGCTTGGTCTACTTGAGCTAGCTGACGTAATGCCTTTTGCCGCTGCGCGTATGAAATAGCCGCCGTGCCAATGCCTGCGCCAAGATTTAAGAGTCCTCCGACTACGAATTTTTTAGGTTTGGCCATAATACAAAAATAGGGCTTTTTACTGACCCTGTTGGTTGTGTAGATTAGACTTGGTGTATATCAAGTTTATCGCGTACAACTCATGGGCAGTGGTAAGGTTATTGGTAAGCGTTACCTGCAAATAGTAGTCACGAAGAGCATCGCCTTCAATGGAAGATGCGGCGACAAGGACCACGGTGTCGTTTTGGACGACACTTGTGGCCGTAGCGTTGCAGGTTATTTGTTTCTCTCCGCTCCTGCTGTCAGCACGGTATCCCAGGGGAACAAGTGTTGCCCCCGATATCTTGTATAGAGCGGTAGTAGACCCAACAGGAAACGACATATTGTTAATAGCGTTCTTGAAGTTAATCACAGAGCCCGAGGCGGAGTCAACCACTCCTAAGGCAAAGAACTGAGATGTCCCATCTACCGAGGTTATGTTAGCTGTCGAGGTGGTGGCGGGCGATTGCGTTGAGTCCTGATGTATCGGGGCGTAGTAGAATCCTTCCTTCTCCTGCCAGATGGTGCTAGCAAGAGACGAGGTTTGCGATGCGTTTTTCATGGTACAAGACCACGCTCCGCTGTTCCCCTCGAGGCTGATAGCCTCGTACACCTTTACCATTGAAGGGTTGAAGTTGGCAACAACCTCTACAATACTCGGGGCGGCAGTTCCATAAAAAGTATTGCGGGCTACAGCACCGGTGTGCTCATAAATGATTCCGGCCTTAATTGTAAAAAGAGCATCAGAGAGGGACACTATCTGCTCTGGGACGTAAGAGTACCTAGTGCTCCAGTAGTTAGCCCTGATGTCATAAGCAATAGCAAATGAAGGTAGGGTCTCTATTGTGTTGGTAATAGTTCCCGTAGACTGCGCCGTATTTGTCAACGTCAAGTTGGTAGTGTTCTGGCTGAAGGTCGCGGGGATAAAAGAATTAAATGAGGAACTAGTTACAGTAACTGGTACTGCTGACGTTAGCGCCCCATTCTGATATGCCGGCGAAAGACTTTCAGCGATGGCTACGATAGGCAGGTTTGTCTGCTGGTCTGTTATTAAAAGTGCAGAACCCGAAGTGTTGAATTCATCTTGGCTTACGTTAAAAGTCCTTGGGTCACTGTCAAAATTTAACGTGAGGCTGTCATCGTATACAGGAATAGGGTTTATCAGCGTAGAGGCGCTGTTGGTATTTCCAAATCCAGCAGACTGATTTCCCGTAAGGGTGTCGTTAATGGTGATGGTAGAGGTAAACAGAGGGCTTGCGCTTATAATATACTCGGTGTTCTCGAGGTCTATTCCCCCGATGTATCTGCGGTTTGTCGCGGTGGTAAGGGTAGAATGAAAGATGCTTTCAAAGAACGAGTCTACTAGCTGTTCGCTGATAATCTCAAGGCCTGATTCAAAGCCAATACGGCAAACCTTGGCCGCAATACAATCAACAAAAAAGACATAACCTCTATAAGAGGCAACAGATTCCGGGTTGTTGTTTACACCGTGTTCTGCAGCATAATACCTTACCGGCCCGAGAATCAAATTTGAGGCCACAAGAGCCTCTCCGGTGTCTGATGATATTACATTCCTTCCAACAGGAATAACCCCCGCGCGTCGCTCGTGAAGCACGTACATTGACTCGTTGTATGGGACAAGGCTTCTGATTGAGCCGTAGTCATAGGACAGGTCCTTGTAGTTGAGCTTTGTTGTGTTAAACGAAGAGAGCCCTAGCGTGGTGTTCTCGTTGTTAAAGGGGTCGGAATAGGTTAATGAGCCAACTCGCTTGTAAGTCCTTGCATCGGGAAGGAATGGGAACGAGCGACCAAGAGACTGAAAATCAGATGAGTAGAAGTCGCTAACGCGGTAGTCCTCGATAAACTCAACAATGTTGTTCTGAGCAAACGCAATCCTTGTGTTGCTAAACATATTCTGATTGGATGCGCCAACTCCTGTAAGGATGTTGCGCAACCTAAAATACGAGTCGCCATTATCTAGAAGTAGAACAGAATCCGGATTGGTGACGGTGAACGTCGTTGTCGAAATAGCAGGGCTGCCAGTTGTGGTGCCAAAGAACTTAAAGTAAAATCCAGATTCTTCGGTGCTTGGCGTGACGTTTCCAACAAGAATCTGAATTCCCGTAGATGCCTGCTGTATGATATCGCCCTTGTATACCTGCTGAACAGAGAAAGCCGTGACGACGCTTGCTGTCGCTGTAATCTTTACAGATACGCTTGTCTGCTCGCGCTCTGTTCCGTGAACTCCTGCAGTAATGGGGAGACTAGTTCCTATCTCGTAGTACATCAGCGTGTCGAAGGCCTTGTTTTCGCGGAATATCTCAATGACACACTGCTTATCCCAGTTGGTGTTGTTATCGAGTATGCTCTTGCTGTTAAACCCAGTGGCTTCGTCGTTGTCTTCGATTACTAGAAAGGTGCCAGTAGTATTCTGAACAGCAGCACTAGAGCTCCGGTCCAGCAGTGGATTGATGAGCTGGTCGTCTATGAGGTTTACGGTCTTCACAACCTTAAACACATAGTTATTAATGGGGTTAAGCTCTTCTTCGTCGGTGTTGTTATACTGAACAATGCGAACTTTGTCTCCTATTGCAAAGCCATATTCAATCATGGCCCCAAACTGATTGGTATAGGAGTTCTCCTTGCCCTGAAGGTTGTTTAACGATAGATATATGCTTTGGTTGGCTCCAAACGAGCCCTGGTTAGATTGGTCGTTAAACGCAAGGTATGCGCCTCCTACGCCATACTGAACCTTATTGATGATGGAGCCCTTTCCAGAGTACACGGGAGAGTAGCGCTTAGCCCACACTGGTGGTGTGTGCTTTATGCGCATCACCACGTTTGCATATCCATCTAAAGAGTTTTGCCCGGTTCTGTCGTTAGTGTGAAGAATTTCTGCCGGGTCAAGCTTTTGAACGCCACCTGCGCGGCCGCGGTCATCAAAGTAAACAAGGCCAAGTTGGTGCATAGCTCCAGACTTAAAGCACTGAGTGCCGTCCATCTTCTGCTTTCCTATTAAGAAACAACCGCCGCTAACAATAGAAGGGTCTACTCGAGCGACTCGCCCATTACTTTCTGATTTGTTAACTGTTTTAATACCCACAAATTGCCCCCTCCCATTTTCTGCATTGGGACAAACAAACATTCGATTGCTATGGCCCAATGAATTGGCAGACCCTTCAATAAAATCAAACTGAGCAGTGGGAGCCTCTGGTTCTATTACGTCTGCCTGCTTAGTCCCGAACACAAATTTATCAACGGAAACGGTAAGGACATCAATTTGAACCCTATAGGTTACCACATCACTCACCTGTCTAAATGCTCGAATATATGAATACCCTTTCCCCTTGAACGCGGCGGACTCTGCGGTTGACGGGCTGCCGCCTCCCGTTGTGCAAATACTAAAGCCACCATTCCCTGCTTGAGGGTTTGCTATTAAGGGATAACGTTTGGTTATTTTAGCAGTTACAGCATCAATGACCTGTTGCCTTGTAGTTGGCAGACCCTTAGTAAGCTTTGGAATTTCTATTCTTTCACGTACCTGAATACCTCCCGTTACAAGTTTAACTCCCCTCCTTATTTCGTTAATCGGGACACTTTTTTCTTCTGTTTCACTGGTGTTTTTTTGCTTTATGAAGCGAATAGTGGGAGGAAATTTTAATGGTCCATCTACATTAGGGCCAATCGTATATCCGCCTTGAAAAGTGCCACTTTGACGCATACCAGAAACCGCTTCAAGAGGGTCTCCTGCAGGGTCTTCAGTAATTGCGTTGCTTCCATTTCCCTCAAAAAACCTGAAGTCCCTTTCTTGAAATCCGTTTTTTAATGTTACAAACCCGTCATCCCAAGAAAACGACAGAAACAGAGAAGAATCTTCCGTTATCGTTGCGGGTATTGAGCTGAAATCAATGGAGAAAAATTGGTTTTTTTCATAGTCGTTATCGCTCGATAAAGGGTTAGGTACTAGCGCTATGGCCAAGTTATCAACCTCTGGTCTCTCGTTGTAGTTGGGAGTAACAGTAGTACCATCAATCACGAGGTTGGGGTACCCTTCGGTATAGCCCCCGTAGAACAAGCGGCTGCTACAGATTGCCTGTGAGTCGGCAACCTGAGGTACGTTGTCAAAGCGCTTGTCCTGCACCTCGGCAGACAACGGAACATAGCTGATGTCGTCACGGAAACTTACAGACTGTGTTCCACCAAGGGGGTTGTTCAAAATTGTATTGATAAGGAAAAACGCAGCGTCCCTATCGCCACGCCGTGCGTATATCTTTATCCTTCTAACGTCTCCCGCGTTGTTGTCAACAGTTACGATTATTTCGTTTAAGGTAAGCCTGTCGGCAAAATTGATAAAACCGTCTTTAAGCTGAAACTCTGTGACCGTCAGGGCCGAGTAGGGGCTAAGAGCAGATTGTTCTCCGTCTATGTACTCATACTGATACGCAAACTGAAAGTTCTTCTCGAAGAGGTCATTCTGCGGGTACTTAGGATTATTTGCAAATGCAATCGTGGGAGGGGTCAGCGGGGGCTGCTTGGCCACGGTGATGTACAAAAGCTTTTCAGCATCGGTTCCCGAGGTGAAGGCGGCGGGATATCCCCCATTCCCGCTAAAACTCTGCTCCGATTTAGTTGCGTTTATCTTCTTCGGTGGCGTCAGGCTATCATTTAGGTATAGCAGGATGTCTGTGTTGGAATTTCTAACAATAGACATCTGCACGAAGGAGTCCTGCGAAAACTGAAGCACAGAGCCCTGATAGACTTTATACGCCTTTTTGGCGTTAAAGTCATACCTAACGATAATGTGGTTGCTATTGCTATTGAATACCGCAAAATAGATTTGGTGCGTGGTGTCATCGGCTACTGAGCCGATAGCCACGTTTGTGCCGGCTGGCATTGTTCCGTTTTGCAGAGTACTCGAGCGGGCAATATTACCATAGGCGTTCTTTACCACAAGGGCATCACGCTCGACATCCACCGATATACGCAGATTTTGCGCATCGGTCATCTCTATATTTTTTATCAGTCGCTCGTCGTCATCGGTATTCAGATAGCGAGGTATCAGCTTGTCAATAGATGGCATAGCTTATGCTTTGGGGCTTAGGCGGAAATTGCGGCGAATGATTTGCAGAGCATCATTCTTACTAAATGACTTCATGCGAGCGTTAGCTAAGCGAAGTTGGTTGTAGTATTCCGAGCGAGCACGCTGCTTCTCTCCCATGGGGACGCTCGCCTTGCGCTCTAAGGTCTTGTAGTAGATGTACGCACGAAGGGCTTCCTCAGCCGCCGTGGGGACCGAAGGGTTTTCACACTTGGCCTCATCGGAGATGTACTCTATCAACACCTGTGTTGTGGCAGACAGCATTGAAACCTCAATACGGTTCTCTGCCCAGTTCACTCGGTACTCTCCAGCGCCTTGGCCACCACCCATTCCGTAAAGACGGCCTGCGGTCCCCTCAAACAGAAAGTTTCTGAAGACATAAGAGTCAAACCCTAGAAGATAATCTGGAACGCTATCGGCGGGGTAATTCTCCAAAAGGTTCATGTTCTTGTTCTCGGCGAAGACATAAACAAGACCGTCGCTTCCTATCTGCCCTATTTTAGTAAGGGCTAAAAGGTCGCAAGGAATCTCTACGTATCCGTACTGCTCGTTTACGTCAAGGAGCACGCTTTTGATGTTTGCAGAGATGTCCATTCCGAACTCACGGATTCCACGAAGGGCATACTGGCGTATCTGATAGTCGGCTACGTTGGAAGCGTAGTCGTCCTCCTGCATCGCGATGATGTAGTCGTTGATAACCTGGTCTAGGGGGATGTATGAGTATGACATTATTGTGCTTCGTCTTTGGTGGTTTCACTGGACCCGTAGTTGTAGACATCACTATCACGTAGATTGATTCCAACCAACCCTAAAATTTCCACAACGAGCTCTGTAAAATATTGCTCAGGAAGCTCGAAGTCTACGCTGTTGGCAGCGGAGTACAGCTCGACACCGGGAACCGCTGAGGTGTAGCCAAAAGAAGGCGCAGAGGTTGTCTTGACGCCAGTGGTGGGCACAATCCCCTGGGGAAGCTTGTAGTACCGAAATACGATTGAAGTGACGCTAGTGTTTACGTTTGGAAACACCTCAATTTGATTGCCTATAAGAGCAACGGGAGCAATGCTTGTGGGCTTTGATAAATCGCTGTTTAGGATTCTATCTATGTGTTCAGTGTTGTACACAACTTGAACTTGATATTGCTGAAACACACCAAGGACATATTTCCCGGGAGTGGTTATAGAAATAACCCTAGCAAAATCCGAAGGCTTGTCTACCACACCCGAAGCCAAGTTCAATGTTGACTTCTTAGAGAACGTAGAGAGGTCCTCCTGAATTTTCTTAGCCTTGGCGAACTGCCGCTGCGCATCCGTGCCAGCACGGCGCATACGCACAGCAAGGCTCATCTCGTCAAACAAACGATTGAATACGTTCATCTGCGCGATTGATGCAAACTCGTTAAAGATAGCCGGCGTGATAAACCCACGCTGGTCTTTGTTTGCGATGTCTTTTACTGCTCTGTATACTCTTTCTACACTTGCCATAGTCTTTGGCTTTATGGCAAATATACAAAAAGAAAAAGGGGGCCTAAGCCCCCAGTTTGTCGAACCCTAGATACCAACCAGATGGGCCCGACTTGTGTTGTGTGACGCAAATTTACGACAACTTCTCCAAACGGGTGACAAGTTCCTCATAAACAGATGCTCCCTTTTCGGTGAGGCAGAAACGAACCATAATGTCCGTGGGGTCCTGCCCAGCGGGTACCGATAGGATAAGACGTCCACTGTCAAACCAATACACTCCATCGGGACGGAGGGAAATGATTTGGAAGTCATTTGATTGGATAACCGAAGAACGGCATTTAACCCTAGGGTCGTCAAACATCTTAATGAAAGCGTCAGGGTTCGCCTTAGCTTCCGTAAGAAGCTCGCGGCGAATCTCAATGTTCTTTTGCTGGATGTTGATTCCTAGCGCAACAGCAACAGCCAATAGCTCGTCAAGCTCCTTGGTGCGCACCAATGCAACGGCATCGTGCATCAAGAACTCTCGGTCTACCTGTGCCTGTACGTTACGAGAGCGCTCAACTAATTGAAACAGCTCTCCGCCGTTGGCTTTGTTCTGCGGGTGTAGGTCTAGAAACTGAGCAAGGTTAGGCTTGTTCTCAGGTGCTACTAGCATACCGTTACGAAAGAGGATGTGCTCGCGTCGTGCGTTGTGGCTCTGCTCGTCGGTGTAAACGCTAGGCTCGTTTGGGCAGTATCTAATACCGCGTACCTCGCGAGTTTCTTTGTCATAGACCGTAGCCTCAGACTTGATTTTGCAAACGATACCACCGCCATAAGGAATCTCATAGATTTTCTGTAGGTTGGGGGCTTGCTCCCGTTGGATAACGGTTGTGCCTCGTTTAGCTGTTGGTGTGGGTGCCTCTATGACACGGGGTCCGCGCTTGGCGGGAAGGGGGGGTTGTTCAGTGCTCATTGCTAAATAAAATTAAATAATAAAAAAAGGAGGAGGCCGAAGCCCCCTCCAGATTTCCAGGTTTACGACTTGATAAGGATGTGCTGGTTAGCGGCACGAGTAACCAAAGCGCACTCAGAACGGTAGTTGAACTGCAAGGAGTCCTCGTTCGTGTTAGCAACGCCCAGGATAGAACCGGTCATCCAGTGCTCCATTTCACGGCTGTAGCCGTTGGTGTCTTTGTAGTTAAGCTCCAAAGCAGCGGCACGATTGCCAGTCTTGGGGTCAACAACAGTAGTCATCGGAATCATCACGCCTAGGTAGTTAGAACCAGACAGCAAGGTCGGGTCGTTAAGCAGCTTCCAGCCGTGCTTGTGGAACGTGTAAGAACCACGAGAGAATGATTTGAATCCAAGCATTGCAGCTTCGCCTACTTTACCACCGAATGCGTTAACACCAATAGTAGAGTTTGAGAATCCAGCAGCGCCATTCAATGAAGCAACCATATCGTCAATGTCCAGGTCTTGGGTTGTGTTAACATACATAGCGTACTCGGGAGCAGCGCCTTGCTTGTCAAGTTCAGCAATCAAGATGTCCATTTCAGCTAAAGAGTCAATCAATCCAGACTGTACAATACCGCGGTTTTCGATGGCAGAGAAGTAACCCTCTCCAGACGTAGGAAGACCTCCGATGTTCGTAGTAGTCAAAGAGCTAGTGATGCCTTGGCCCAGCAACAACATCATCTCACGCTTGTCGAGGAAGCGAGAACGGGTGTCCATCTCTCCTTTGACATAGTAGCGGTAGTCGCCGTTGCCTACGTTAATCCAGCCAATGTTGGTGGCTTGAGAACCGGTAACCTTGAATACCTCTTTGATGATGCTATAAGCGTTGGTACGCTTGATGATGTTAGATTCCAAGTATCCGTTGTTTTGGTCAGAACCTTGAGCAAACAAGTTACCAATAACCGGAAGGTTGATTGATGCGGTGCTTACAGAGGCGGTTAGGCCAGAACTAGAAAGAGCTTGGAAGGTGTAGTTAGCGGTAGCGGTGTTAGATACCTCGCCGGTCGGACTGATAGTCGTAACGATGAAGCGGTCTTGACCACCAACAAGAACTACGTCATTCAAACGAAGGACAGAAGCGTCGCTGGTTGCTTTTTGACCTACGAACGTAGTAGCTGCGGCTGCGGCAGAAGCCGTAGGAGCTACAGATGCGTAAGCGTGCAAGCGGGTTTCTTCCCAATACTGGACCTCATCGGCGGTACCGTTTCCGCGTACTGCGCCTGTAAGGTTTAGAAACCCCGTTAGCCCGCCGCTGATTTGCTGGTAACCATAGGTCTTGACCAGCTGGTCGCGGTTGTCGGGAGCGTTGATTTCGTCAATGTAGTCGGCCAAGGAGGTGTACTTGGTCGGGTCAAGGCGGCGGAATACCGCTGCCTTGTTGTCATTATACACGGGGGGTGCACTAGATGTAGCCATGATTTATGCTATATTTTGAAGGTTAAGGTTTTTTGCCGTCCGAGCGCATCTAAGATTTGCTCGGCTAAGGCGTTGTTTTGATTTTGTATTGGAGAAACGGGGTTAGATGAGTCCACATTTGCAGCGCGTTCAACGATTGCTCGCTGTCCGTCGCTGAGTCCCTGCTGGTAGATGTTCTGCAAGATATTCGGAAGATTATCCGTTACCGTGCGGTGCATATTCCATAGGTCGTGGTCCCACTGGCCTTCGCTATCCATATACTTGTCGAAGAACTTTTCCATCTCAACATTCTCCTGAAACAATTCGTTTCGGTAGGAATCGGGAACGCCGAAATTAAACTCTTTTCCGTTGGGCAGGTCAAAAGAAATCTGTCCAAGTTCACCGAGAGAATTGTGCATTGCGCGCATCCAACTTTCATCGAAAGGGCTTTCGTATGATTGAGGTTGGGGCTGTTCTTCAAACTCAGGCATTTGGAACTCCTCACGGAGGGATTCCATTTGCGTACGAGCTTTTGCAGCGTCAAGCTTGAGTTGCAAAGTACCGAGGCGAATTTCATCTTCACCGTAAACTGAATCGTCTAATTTATATTTACTAGACAATAGGAAGTTTACTTCTTCATTGGATAGATTAGAATACTCACTAGCGAGATTGATTCGCACGGCGGTAATGTCATCCATTTCGGATGGGTTTAGCGCCTGGTAGCGGAACCAGTCTTCTGGAGAGCGTCCAGTCTTGGCAACGAAGTCTGCGATAACTTGAATGCGAGGGTCAAGTTGGGCATACATTTCAGCGACGTCATCATCGGACATTTCCTCATAGCCATCTTCTAGCGTTTCGCTGTCGTATTGCTCGGGGTATGCCATGAATCCCTCGCTGATAGAGGGTTCTGTCAAAGAACTCGACTCACTTTCCAAAGGCTCTTGAGCTTGAGGCTCAAAAGCTTCTGCAGGCTGAGTCGATTCCTGCGGTTGCGGGGCCTCTTCGGTTTGAAACGAAGGTGGTCCCGTAAATTGTTCTTCAGCACTTCCCGCAAGGGATGCTGGCGGAGTGTTTGACACATCAACGCCTGCGTTCATAAGTGCCTGCTCCATCTGTGATTCAACTGAGTTCATATAAATTTAATTATGGTTTATGCAAATGTATAGATGTGAGCTCATTGCATTTTAAGCGAAACAGAATTCTATACGCGAAACTTTTTTACCTTCGCGGCAATTGATTTGGGCTGCGCAACGTATTGCTTTCCCTGCTTTGTCCCCTCTCTTTTGGCCCTTGTAGTGGCGGCGTATTCCGCAGAACTTAATGACTTTATAGCCTTCTCAGGAAGATACCTTTCTCCTGTCTTAGAAGACGGCTTGCCACTCTTGGTGCGCCACTTCTGCTTAGACCATTCAGAAAGCTTTGTGGCTTTCTTAGCGCCAGAGTATCCCCCTCCTGCCTTCTTATAGATAGACACGGCAAGCTGCATTGCGCGAGCAGAGTGCTTTCCGCCCATCCTTGCCTTAGCTTTAGCCTTTGACCGCTCCCAAAGGGCTGGGTTTGTTTTTACCGCTACGCTCATCAGATTCCTCTGGTATATTTTTGAGACTTTGGCGGCATCTTCTTGTCAGCGGCGGAGCCACCCCAAAAGAATTTGTTAGCCCAGTATGCTGGACTAACAGGGCCTCGGGCTATGTTCTTCGCATGGCGACTTTTGAATGACTTGCGTGCCTCGGGGCTATAGTTGTGCCCCATATTCTGGTCACCAAAACGAATAATACGAGGGCGACCGTCTATCTTGACGGCAACGATGCCCTTCTTCGTTGGGTGTGATGGGGTTTTTTTAGGCTTGCTAAAGCCAGAAAGACCGTATCTCTTTAGAATGTCTGTCTCATTTGCCATATAGGCAAAGATAACAGACTATTTATAGCTGTTGCCCCCCGACCAAAGCACTAGAGACTCTCGAAGTCCACCGGTAACAGGCGTCACCTGATGAAGCAGATATGATGGAAAAACAATTACCGTACCTTGAGTTTTTGAAACTGTTGCTTCGCCATGGCCTGAACGTATTTGAAGGTCCCCACCCGAGTAGTCGGAAGGGTTGCTAAGTTGGACAACAAGGGAGAGCTTTCTAAATGCCAATTCCTGTGGTCCGATATCCATGTGCCACCCGTAAAAACCCTTTTCGTTTCCGTGGTATTGCGTGTATTGTATTGAATCAAGAATAGACTCAAGATTAAAATGCCACAGGTTGTTATTGGCAATGGACATATACTGCATGAGCCGGTCATAGAGCCACCCGTGTGTTTCGTTTTTAGGAATCCATTTTATATTTGATTTCCTTACAACATCAAGAGCATCGCCCTCGGCATTACTGGCAATTTGCGCCCTGTGAAAGGGGATGGTAGCCAATTCATTTTTGATTTGAACAACTTCTAGGGGGCTAAAGGCAGCCTCAAAAAAGTACCAACCGGTCATGTCTGGACCGTTTTCTTTTGGGAATGTGGGATTAAGATTCATTATTTATTGCGATTACAGAATGATACAAGAACAAATCGTTGACCTTTTGTCACCGCCCTTGCTCCATGTCGATGAGTGATTACGGAAGGGTGAATAGATATATATCCGGTTTTTCCTTTGTGTAATTCCTTTTGCCTCCAGAAATAGGTGCCGCCACCTTCGTAGTCCTCGTTAAGGGCTAGGACCATAGATATCGAAGCGCTGTCGTGGTGCAACGACAAATGGCCTTGAATGGATTTATCATATTTGATAATAAAATTTTCACTTGACATAGTGGGCCATTCCTTTCCCTCTAGTGCCCATTTTTGGATTGCAACAGGATAAACAAAATCCTCCAAGACCCTATGATAAAGAGAGGCAAGTCCAAGTTCGTTAATTAGCATATCGCACGTGGGATAGTGGGCATGCCTATTCCTAGTCCATTTTTGAGATTCTTCTGCCTGCTTTATTAGCAGGCTACAGAATTCCTCAGTAAACAAGGGAAATATAAAGACATCAGCAATCGGTTCGTCAACAATTAACTCCCACTCTTTAGTCTGCGCGGAATACGTTACAAAGCGCTTGACAAATTCATCATAAGGATAGTCGCAAAGGTTCATTTTATTTATTTTAGGTTTGTTTTCGGTGGTAGACGTTTCTTTATTGCTTGTTTGACCAAAGATAGCAGGAACTAGTGCTAAAGCCTTACTAGTTTGATTTATTTTTTGCAAGTCTCCCCGGGGGTGGTCGCAGAAGGTAGCAGATAAAAACTCATCTACTGGGATTATTGATTGGTCAAAATTTTGGTCTAGCAACAGCTTACAGCCGACATCTGAAAGCATATATGCGTGGGCATTATAGGTAAAGTCAGGCTCAACAATGTTTTCTGTTACGTCCCGGCGGGGTGGCCGTATGAAGCAGTGACCCAGAAAAAACAGGGTCCAGTTTTCTCCACATTTAGCAATCTGGGCTCGGTCAAACTTACGAAGAACGGTAAAGTCTTCTTCAAGGACCAGTATTCGTTTATACCCATTTTTATGCGCATCTTTCCACACCCTCCAATGGGATACGGCACAGCCAACTTCTCCTGGCGTGACGTCGCGGTTCCACCATTTATTGTCACTCTCTATTTTCCATGAGCTTGACACGGTAACCTCAGGCATTAAATAATTGGTATAGCCATTTGTTGCGTCAAACACCACAACAGATTTTGACCTTATTCCAGAATTTGCAAATTTCTCTATTAACTTGCTAGAATTCTCTTCCTCGCTTGATAGGGAAATTATATATACTTGGTCAACATCATAATTAGGAATAAACGTTATGTTTTGAAGCAAATGAGTTGGGGCCTGGCCAATTATTTTATTTGGCCATTTCTTAAAAGTAGATTCAGAAAATAAAGAAACCCACTCTTTTGCAACATTGCTCCACCACCTTGTTTCTACATATTTCCTTACACACTCCAGGCAGCTTGTATCGCTTGCAAATTCTTTAAGCGTATCAGAAAGACCCGCAACAGCATTTACAATTGGCTTTACCTCATGTGCCAGCATTTCAATAGCAGTAATGCAGTAGGTCTCGTTGTAGGCAGTTGGGTAGTACCAGTTCTCCATCTTGCTGAGCAGAAAATAGAGCTGTTCGGTAGACAGGGACCCGTAGTATGTGACATTTGATTTCCCGGATATCCTTTCTAAGAAGTGGTCGTTAAAATATTTTATGCCGTACAAAGGGGTACATATATGCAGATGCCCCGATATTTTTCCCGACTCTAAATCATCAAGCACGGTGCCAAGTCCTCGCTCGGCGTGAGACGTATACACATAGGAGTTTTTTTCCTTTTGAGTTGTCTTGTGTATTTTTTGCTCATCTATTCCATTCCCAATGACTTTGATTTTTCCAATAGTCTTAGGGTGTCTTTTCTGAAAATCAGATTTATGCCAATCAGTAAGGCAGACAAATAAGTCAGTATTTTCAAAGGCATATTCAATGTCGGCATCAGACATTTTTTGGCCTTCAAACCAAAAAAATGGTTCCTCGTTGTGTAGCCAAAATATTCTTGAGCCGACCTTTTGTTGGGGGAAATATTTTAGATAGTGTAAATACGACACTCCAACAAGAATATCAATGAGCTCAGGGAGCTTGGCCTTAGAGCCAAGCGACAGGAATGAAACAGAGCCGGATGAAAATTTAATTTCTTCTTCTAATACATTGCCATATATGTAGACATTATGACCGAGTAGGCCCAGCTGTTTTGATAGGTTTACAATGCACTGCTCTGTCCCTCCGGGGATTCCAGCAGTTGCGTTCCAAGGTGTGGCGTAGTAACCAACGTGAAAGACTACGTTCATTCCTCGGTTGAAAAGAAAAATGTCTGGAACAGTCTCCCGTTTTCTAAGCTGTTGCCGAAATAATCAAGAGACGAGTGAAACTGCTTACCGCGGTACAATATCAATCGGTTGTACATGTTCCCTATGGATGCTGTCAAATCCCACTTGGTCATGTCCTGAGAGTCTGCATTCCAATCTCCCTGTCCGTCAGCAGACCATGTTAGTCCAGAGTCCTTATGTCTAAAGAACCCAGTGCCACTAGATAATGGAGCATTAGGGGTTAGGTAAACGATGCCGGCCCACTTTGTGCCAATATCTGCGTGTATCCAAGAACGGTCTTTAGCTGTTGTTATCTGGTATGCTCCGTTGTAGTTCTCTGGATAATAATCAATTTTACCCGCTTGAGGCCCTACTATTGATTGAAGGGTATCGAAGATGCTTTGATTAGAAAAGCTTTTCGTCCTAGCACCTGGAAAATTACCAGTTACGTTGAACTCTTGGCCTAGGGCAAATGCACGTACCTCATCTGGATTGTCGTAGAATCCGTCTACGATGAAAGCATTTAGCATCATGTCAATTCAATTTAGTCATCAAATATAGGCATTTAGCTTACACAAAACAAATAGGGCGCCTTTTGGGGCGCCCTTATTTATCACGTATGGTCTGTTATTTCCATGCGGGGACTGCGTATGAAGTACCGCTTATGGTGAATGTTATCCATCCCTCCGGTCCGGTGAATCCGGAGTCATCTGGAACGCTAGTAAACATACCCACGGCCCCCGCAGCAGTGAATGAACCTGCTCCAGTAGGACCAGTAGAGCCTTTAGCACCAGTTGCACCAGTAGGACCCTGTGCGCCAGTGTTACCCTTGGCACCTTGAGGACCAGTAGGTCCAGCCGGACCTTGTGCTCCAGTATTACCCTTAGGACCAGTGGGCCCTTGAGGGCCTAGAGGTCCTTCTTGACCTTTCTCTCCTTTGTCACCACCTTTACCTTGAGCACCTTGCGGACCAGTAGGTCCGGCAGGGCCTTGTGCTCCAGTATTACCCTTTGCTCCTTGCGGACCAGCAGGACCTTGAGGGCCTAGAGGACCAGTAGGTCCAGCAGGGCCTTGTGCTCCAGTGTTACCCTTAGCGCCAGCAGGACCTTGAGGACCAGCAGGACCTTGAGGGCCCAGAGGACCAGTAGGTCCAGCAGGGCCTTGTGCGCCAGTGTTACCCTTAGCACCAGTAGGACCAGTAGGACCTTGAGGGCCTAGAGGACCAGTAGGACCAGCAGGACCTTGAGCACCCTGAGCGCCTTGAGCACCTTGTGCTCCAGTATTACCTTTTGCGCCTTGAGCACCTTGAGGACCAGTAGGGCCAGCAGGACCTTGAGGGCCCAAAGGACCAGTAGGACCAGTGGGACCCTGAGGACCTAGAGGGCCCTCTTGACCCTTCTCTCCTTTGTCACCACCTTTGCCCTGGGCACCTTGAGGACCAGTAGGACCAGTAGGGCCTTGAGCGCCAGTGTTACCCTTGGCACCAGTAGGGCCAGTAGGACCAATAGGGCCTTGAGCACCTTGAGCACCTTGTGCTCCAGTGTTACCTTTCGCACCCTGAGCACCTTGAGGACCCGTAGGGCCAGCAGGACCTTGAGGGCCTAGGGGACCAGTGGGTCCAGCAGGACCTTGCGCTCCAGTATTGCCCTTGGCACCAGTAGGACCAGTAGGGCCAATAGGACCTTGAGGGCCTAAAGGACCAGTAGGACCAGTGGGACCTAAGTCACCCTTAGGGCCTTGAGCACCCTGAGGACCTTGAGCTCCAGTGTTACCTTTTGCGCCTTGAGGACCTTGAGGTCCCAGAGGACCAGTAGGACCAGTAGGACCTTGTGCTCCAGTATTACCCTTGGCACCAGTAGGACCTTGAGGTCCCAGAGGACCAGTAGGGCCAGCAGGACCTTGAGCGCCAGTGTTACCCTTGGGACCAGTAGGACCTTGAGGGCCTTGAGGGCCTAGAGGGCCCTCTTGACCTTTCTCTCCTTTGTCACCACCTTTGCCCTGGGCACCTTGAGGACCAGTAGGTCCAGTAGGACCTAAGTCACCCTTAGGTCCAGTAGCGCCTTGAGCGCCTTGAGCACCCTGAGCGCCTTGAGGACCTTGTGCTCCAGTGTTACCCTTAGCACCAGTAGGACCAGTAGGGCCAATAGGACCTTGAGGGCCTAAAGGACCAGTAGGACCAGTGGGACCTAAGTCGCCCTTAGGGCCTTGAGCACCCTGAGGACCTTGAGCTCCAGTGTTACCTTTTGCGCCTTGAGGACCTTGAGGTCCCAGAGGACCAGTAGGACCAGTAGGGCCTTGTGCTCCAGTATTACCCTTGGCACCAGTAGGACCTTGAGGGCCTTGAGGGCCTAGGGGTCCTTCTTGACCTTTCTCTCCTTTGTCACCACCTTTACCTTGGGCACCTTGAGGGCCAGTAGGGCCAGTAGGACCTTGTGCTCCAGTATTACCCTTGGCACCAGTAGGACCAGTAGGGCCAATAGGACCTTGAGGGCCCAAAGGACCAGTAGGACCAGTAGGACCTAAATCTCCTTTAGGACCAGTAGGACCAGTAGCGCCTTGAGCTCCAGTGTTACCCTTAGCACCAGTAGGACCTTGTGCTCCTTGAGGGCCTTGAGCGCCAGTAGCGCCTTTAGCACCAGCATCTCCTTTAGGACCAGTAGGGCCAGTAGGTCCAGTAGGGCCTTGAGCTCCAGTGTTACCCTTTGCGCCTTGAGCACCTTGAGGTCCAGTAGGGCCTTGTGCTCCAGTATTACCCTTGGCACCAGTAGGACCTTGTGCTCCTTGCGGACCAGTGGGGCCATCTTGACCTTTCTCTCCCTTGTCGCCACCCTTACCCTGAGCACCTTGAGGACCAGTAGGACCAGTGGGACCTTGTGCTCCAGTATTACCCTTGGCACCAGTAGGACCAGTAGGGCCAATAGGACCTTGAGGGCCTAAAGGACCAGTAGGACCAGTGGGACCTAAGTCACCCTTAGGTCCAGTAGCACCCTGAGCGCCTTGAGCACCCTGAGCGCCTTGAGGACCTTGTGCTCCAGTATTACCCTTTGCGCCTTGAGCTCCTTGAGGGCCAGTGGGACCTTGTGCTCCAGTATTACCCTTGGCACCAGTAGGACCTTGAGGGCCTTGAGGACCTAGAGGGCCCTCTTGACCCTTCTCTCCTTTGTCACCACCTTTGCCCTGGGCACCTTGAGGACCAGTAGGTCCAGTAGGACCTAAGTCACCCTTAGGTCCAGTAGCGCCTTGAGCGCCTTGAGCACCCTTAGCACCCTGAGCACCTTGAGGACCTTGTGCTCCAGTGTTACCTTTTGCGCCTTGAGCACCTTGAGGTCCAGTAGGGCCTTGTGCTCCAGTATTACCCTTGGCACCAGTAGCTCCTTTAGCACCAGTGGGACCTTGAGGGCCAGTAGGGCCATCTTGACCTTTCTCGCCTTTGTCTCCGCCTTTACCTTGAGCACCTTGAGGACCAGTAGGGCCAGTAGGACCAGTGGCACCTTTGGCACCAGCATCTCCTTTAGGACCGGTAGGACCAGTAGGGCCTTGAGGGCCTAGAGGGCCAGTAGGACCAGTAGGGCCAGTAGGACCAGTAGCACCCTTGGCGCCAGTGGTTCCCTTGGCGCCAGTATCTCCTTTAGGACCAGTAGGACCAGTAGGACCTTGTGCTCCAGTAGGGCCATCTTGGCCCTTCTCTCCTTTGTCACCACCTTTACCTTGGGCACCCTGGGGACCTAAGTCACCTTTGGGACCAGTAGCACCTTTAGCCCCAGCAGTACCCTTAGCGCCGGCATCTCCTTTAGGACCAGTGGGGCCAATAGGGCCTTGAGGGCCTAGAGGGCCAGTAGGACCAGTAGCGCCCTTGGCACCAGTATCTCCTTTGGCGCCAGTATCTCCTTTAGGACCAGTAGGGCCAGTAGGACCAGTAGGGCCTAAGTCACCCTTAGGACCAGTCGCACCAGTGGCGCCTTTAGCACCAACTTCTCCTTTGGGCCCAACATCTCCTTTAGGACCTTGTGCTCCAGTAGGACCATCTTGACCTTTCTCGCCTTTGTCACCGCCTTTACCTTGAGCGCCTTGAGGACCAGTAGGACCAGTAGGGCCAGTGGCTCCCTTGGCACCAGTATCTCCTTTGGCTCCAGTATCTCCTTTGGGACCAGTAGGGCCAATAGGACCAGTAGGACCAGTAGGGCCTAAGTCGCCTTTAGGGCCAGTCGCGCCAGTAGTGCCCTTAGCACCAGTGGTTCCCTTGGCACCAACTTCCCCTTTGGGACCAACGTCTCCTTTGGGACCTTGTGCTCCAGTAGGACCATCTTGGCCTTTCTCTCCTTTATCGCCACCCTTACCCTGAGCACCCTGTGGGCCAGTAGGGCCAGTAGGGCCTAAGTCACCTTTAGGACCAGTAGCGCCCTTGGCACCAGTGGTTCCCTTAGCACCAACTTCTCCTTTGGGACCAACGTCTCCTTTGGGACCTTGAGGGCCTAGAGGGCCCTCTTGACCTTTCTCGCCTTTGTCGCCGCCTTTACCTTGAGCGCCAGTGTCTCCTTTGGGACCTAAATCACCCTTGGGACCAGTAGCTCCTTTAGCACCAGCGGCACCTTTAGCACCAGCATCTCCTTTGGGACCAATGTCTCCTTTGGGACCAGTAGAGCCTTTAGCACCAGCGGTACCCTTGGCGCCAGTAGCACCATCTTGACCTTTTTCTCCTTTGTCACCGCCTTTGCCCTGGGCACCAGTATCTCCTTTGGGACCTAAATCTCCTTTAGGGCCAGTAGCTCCTTTAGCACCAGCATCTCCTTTGGGGCCGACGTCTCCTTTGGGACCTAAATCACCCTTGGGGCCAGTGGCGCCAATATTGCCCTTCAGGCCTATATCTCCCTGAGGTCCCTGAGGCCCAGTGGCGCCTTTAGCACCAACTTCTCCCTTGGGACCAGTGGCGCCTTTGGCACCAGCATCTCCTTTAGGACCTAAATCTCCTTTGGGACCAATGTCTCCCTTGGGACCAGTAGAGCCTTTAGCACCAGCAGTGCCTTTAGCACCAGTAGCACCATCTTGGCCCTTCTCTCCTTTGTCACCGCCTTTACCCTGAGCACCAGTATCTCCTTTGGGACCTAAATCTCCTTTAGGACCAGTGGCACCTTTAGCACCAGTGTCTCCTTTGGGACCTAAATCTCCTTTAGGACCAACTTCTCCTTTAGGGCCGGTAGCGCCTTTAGCACCAGCGGTACCCTTAGCACCAGTAGCGCCATCTTGGCCCTTCTCTCCTTTGTCACCGCCTTTACCCTGAGCACCAGTGTCTCCTTTAGGACCTAAATCACCTTTGGGACCAGTAGCGCCTTTAGCACCAGCGGCACCTTTAACGCCAACCTCTCCCTTGGGACCAACTTCTCCTTTAGGACCAGTGGCACCTTTAGCACCAGCGGTACCCTTGGCGCCAGTAGCACCGTCTTGACCTTTCTCTCCTTTGTCTCCGCCCTTGCCTTGGGCGCCAGTGTCTCCTTTGGGACCTAAATCACCTTTGGGACCAGTGGCTCCTTTAGCACCAGCATCTCCTTTGGGACCAGCGACACCTTTAGCGCCAGTGGAACCTTTAGCACCAGTGGAACCATCTTGACCTTTCTCTCCTTTGTCACCACCTTTACCAGCAGCGCCAGCTTCTCCTTTGGGACCAACGTCTCCTTTGGGGCCAGTAGCCCCTTTAGCGCCAGTGGCACCTTTAGCACCAGTAGCACCGTCTTGGCCTTTTTCTCCTTTGTCTCCGCCTTTACCAGCAGCGCCGGGTTCTCCTTTGGGGCCACCATCTCCTTTAGGACCAGTGGAACCTTTGGCACCAGTGGCGCCCTTAGCACCAGCATCTCCTTTGGGGCCAGCTTCTCCTTTAGAGCCAGCTTCCCCTTTGTCTCCGCCTTTGCCAGCAGCACCAGTAGAGCCTTTGGCACCAGTGGCGCCCTTGGCACCAGCGGTGCCTTTAGCGCCAGGAGCTCCTTTGGGACCAGCAATGCCATCCTGACCTTTTTCTCCTTTATCGCCAGGAGCCCCTTTGTCACCGCCTTTACCGGCAGCACCAGGTTCTCCTTTGGGACCAACGTCTCCTTTGGGACCAGTGGTACCTTTCGCACCAGCACCGGTATTACCCTTGGCGCCAGTCTCTCCTTTGTCTCCGCCTTTACCGGCGACACCAGGTTCACCTTTAGGACCAGTGGAGCCTTTGGCGCCAGTAGCCCCTTTAGCGCCAGCAAGACCGTCTTGACCTTTTTCTCCTTTGTCTCCGCCTTTACCGGCGGCACCAGGTTCACCTTTAGGACCAGTAGCTCCTTTGGCACCAGTGGAACCTTTGGCACCAGGGTCTCCTTTGGAACCAGGTTCTCCCTTGTCTCCGCCTTTACCAGCGGTACCAGTATCTCCTTTAGGACCAGTGGCGCCTTTAGGACCAGTGGAACCTTTGGCACCAGGGTCTCCTTTGGAACCAGGTTCTCCCTTGTCTCCGCCTTTACCAGCGGCACCAGTATCTCCTTTAGGACCAGTGGAACCTTTGGCACCAGTGGAACCTTTGGCACCAGTGGCGCCTTTGGCACCAGGGTCTCCCTTAGCACCAGTTTCTCCTTTATCACCGCCTTTACCAGCAGCACCAGTGGCACCCTTAGCGCCAGCATCTCCTTTAGGACCTAAGTCTCCTTTGGGACCAGTGATACCCTTAGTACCAGCACCAGTGGCACCCTTAGCGCCAGCATCTCCTTTAGTACCAGTGGCACCTTTAGCGCCAGCGGTACCCTTGGTGCCAGCACCAGTGTCTCCCTTGGGTCCGACGTCTCCTTTGGGACCAGTAGTGCCCTTAGCACCAGCGGTACCCTTGGTACCAGCGCCAGTGTCTCCCTTGGGGCCGGTGTTTCCTTTAGCACCAGTATCTCCTTTACCTGCAAGGCCTTTCTGGCCTTTAGGGCCAGCATCGCCCTTGCTCCCCTTGGTGCCAGGTGAGCCAGGGAGCTGTTGAACCCCATTGTTGGTAATTTCTACGACAAGGGGTCCAGGTAGGGTAATTTCAACTTCTCCAGCCATTTTAGTTTGCAGTAATATCTTGAGTTACAGTGAATTGACCATACAAGTATGTAGTCACGGTATCTGGGTTAGGGGTTGGGTTTGTAGCCTGAATTTCGTAAACATAGGTTCCTGCGTTTACGAGCATGTTTGCGGCACTAATGGTAACAGTAAGAACACCGAGGTTTGTTGCGGTAATTGTAATGTTTGTGCTAAGAATAACTAGTGGTCCATTATCATATTCTCGTACCTCCATTTTCCAAGTGTAAACACTTAGGTCAACAGCGTTACCATCTACATCAGCAATGGTAGAGGTAAGCACAAACGTGTCACCTCGCCAACATACGATATCAACCCTGGTTGCTATGCTTACGTTTGCGACGACATTACAATTATTAGAACTAGATGACATACTACAAATTTACTTCTTTAATTACAGCATAAGTTCGGCGATATCTTCTGCATCGCGCAGGTCTTCGGCGCCCAGTTCAGCACGCTCTCCTTTACGCTGGGCGATGAGTTTAGACTGAGCCTGGGCTTGCTTACCTATCCTAGCGTCCTTCCTGTTTTCCTTCATCTCCTCATTGGCCTCCTGAAGTTGGGTGCGTGTGGACTCAACACCCATAACAGCTTGATTTTTAAGCGCCTGCAGCTCCATATCGTAAGAGTGCTGAAGCTCCATAAGCTGGGCTTTTGCCTGAGTCTCTAGCTGGATGCGTTGCGCCTCTAGCTGAGCCTTTAACTGCTCGGCCTGCATATTAGCCTGCGCGGCAACTTGAGCCGCTTGGCCATTAGCCTGTGCCGTAAGCTGCGCCTGCTGCGATGCCTCTTCCATCCTTAACTTCATACGCTTTTTGCGGCGCACCACAAGCAATCTCTCGGCCTGCTCGGGGTCTTTTAGCTGTCGGATTGCGATGGCATCCTCCAGGTCAATCTCTTTTTGAGATAGCGCCATGTTGATGTTCTGCTCTAGGTATATCTTGGCGCGGTCGTCCATCTCCCCCATTACGATAACGCCGAAGTTGTACATCGACAGGTTATCAAAGGAACTTAGAACAGCCATATTGGTCTCGCCGATGGCGTTGGTGTAAACCTTGTATATAACGCTCTTTGGCGGTATCACCTGTAGGCAGCGTACTATATCGTCACAAACCTTCTTATATAGCACCTTAGCGGCATGTGTGATGTCGTAGGTGGCGTTGTTAGAGGCGGCGATAGCCTGCTCTCTTACTCCTACCAACGCATCGCCCTTTGGGGTGCTCGCGTCTACCACTTCGTTGATGCCCGTGGCATCACGAATCATACGCAGATAGTGGTTGTAAAGTGAAACTAGTTCCTGGATGTTACGGATAGAGTTTCCAATCTCTCTAATCGGTGGGTTCTGAAACCCACCTTCTGGATTCTTAGAGCGGTAGTAGAATACACCCGTCTGTTCGTAGATATCTTGAATCTCTAGTGGCTGTAGCTCACCGCCACGGCCTAGCTGTACGTTCTCAAGTCCCTCGATGTCGATAATCAATCCATCCGGCTTTGCCTTAGCGATAGACTGCTGAATCTTTAGGTGTGTGATTTGCAGCATGTCTCCGAATCCGATGACGCTAGAGACCATCGACTTTGGAATCATACCACGCAGGTTCGTTGCTGAGGCAGAATATGAGAGGCGTGCGCGGGCGATATCGTGGGCGTTCTTGGGAATGTTTTTCTGCACCCCATAGTTGAACAGCATATCTGTTCCTACAATAAGAATCCCTCCGTATACCGTTGCGTTCTTCATATACACCGCCTCGCGGTCGAATACAGACTGCTGGGGTGCGTTGTAGCTGTTGCCTTTGTGGTAGAACCCGATGTTGCCGAACTTGGAGGTCTTCTTCTCAAAAATTATGTCGTCGACAGACATAAACTCAAAGTCCATAATCTGCACCTTGTAGTCGTCGTAGCCATAACGGTAACGGCTTCCCTGCGAGTCGTAGTCAGCACCTTGGGTGGTGTATCGAAGCGGGTCGTTTCCGTACTTGTTCATTACCGTGGAGGCAATCTTCTGATATTGCTCCTCGGTAAACTGGTTTCCCGCAAGCCTCTTCAGCTCCATGATGGTAACGGTGCGGAAGTGCCCAGCGTATGTGAGGTCCGACAGGGTGGGGTCGTCGGTGTAGTTGTGGATGAAGTACGCAGGGTCCACATACTGCTCTTTGATTCCGTAGTTGGGGTCGTTGGTTCTTTTGATGATGGCGATACCGCAGGTCACCAGGTCCTCGATACAGCGGCGGTAGATGGCGTCGTCGAAGTCATTCCACGTGAGCGTCATCTCTGTTGCTAGCTGTGCGGCAATCTCGGCGTCTGTCTTTACGTTGGTGTCCAAGAAAATTTCTGTCTCCTCGGGGGTGTCTGGTAAAGAGTCTGGGTCTACACGCAGCGACAGCCCCAAAGACTTAGCCTCTTGAAGCATCGCCTTGTTCTCGACGCGCAGGACGGCGGCGTTTTTCTTTTTGTCCTTCTCGCTTCTTGACAGGGGGTCTATGGCCTGCACCTGTGGGTATGGCTTACGCGATAGGATTTTGTTTACGATAATCCTTACGAACTTCGGGATGATAGGCACGGGGGTGTAGTCCAATGTCAGCATCGCCCCGTCGCCGTTGTTAGCATCTAGGGAGCTAAGTATCTGTCGGTATATTGATGTGTTCTGCGTTCCCTGAGCATAATCTCGGTTGTTCTGCATCTCCTTAAACCTACGTCCGTAGAGTGAGTTGTCGTAATCGACACCAATCCACTGGGCGTACATGGCCTTAGCGTACTGAAGGCCATAGGATTGCTTCATCTTTTCCTCAGTACTCGCTAACGGGTCTGGGTATGAAGACTGGCCTTTTGATGTATAATCTCTCTGCATAATCCACTACGGGCTAATATGCAAATATACTTATATGATTTAGCGTAAGATGACCCGACCGGGCCTAAAGAATTTCTTGACGTTAAAGTCTGTTTTCTCCTTTTTTATCGTGGTGCCTTGCGCTGCTAAAAGCGCAAGACCGCTAGATATTGATAAGTCAAATGCAGTTCGGTCGTCTACCTTAAAGCCAATCCAATCCTCAAGGGTCCTTTCAAAGTACATCTTTCCAAACTCTCCAGTCTCCTCGTTCCTGCCCACGTGGAAGTGGATGTATGCCTCAATCGCCTGGGCGTGAGCCTGTATGATGTCCTGTGAGTTAGAGGGGATGCCTTTTGTCTTAGTGCTGCTGCCGTATCCGGAGCCTAGGTGCTCAGGGCGGTTTAGCAGATAGTTGTCGTATCCGCGCTGCTCGAAGTACCTAGCGATGCCATACTTGTTGTTCTCGATAAGGATGCTATAGCCGTAGAACTTGGCGGCCATCAGAATATCCTCGTAGAATATTTTAGCCAGCGGCGGACGAGAGGCGTACTCTGCGACGAACATATTCGCGGGATGCAGCAGGTTGAACTTGTTGTATAGATGGCACGCGCCTTTAGAGCCGCGGCCATCCACCGTGGCGTCGATGTCATAGGAGTCTACTCCTCCTACACCAAGCCAATTGTTCTGTGGCCCCGATTTGTTACGAAGCTCAAAGGGAGGCATCCAGGCGACACGCCACCTGCCGTTGGCGTCGGGCTTAAAATACACCTCAGTGTCTTGCTGGCCGTCTTTCCATACGAAATTACCCTGTAGCACAGGATTGGGGTACAGCTCTTGGTTGTACTGCACCTGCTCGTAAATCTTTTGCACGTTAAAGACCGATGACTTAGCGCTGTCCCTAAAGGCTTCCGCTTCGCTAAAGGGAAACTGGCGTATCACCTCGTTGAGTTCGTAGCTGTCGTCCACTAGCGCCTTCCTCTCGTTTTTCAGAAATGTCTTGGCGCCGATGACAATATCGTTACCGTCGATGCCCTCCATCGTAGATTCCGGGTCATCTATCACCGCCTGTCCGTGCACATCGAAGAAGCCTTCTAGTGCCTCGTAGGCCGGAATGAACAGCTTATAGAGTCCGCTCTTTGTCCTGCCGTTTTCGTTTCTTATGGTGGTGTCGCTGTTAATCACAAGGTCTCGGAACTGCCGACCCCCTTTGTCGAGGGGGTTGACGGTGCTTCCCACGATAGCCTTGCCTACGATGTTCCTACCCACGAGAAGGCAGGTGCGGTGGATGCGCCACGACTCCCTTATATCGGTAGGCTTTTCCCACTTGCCCGCTTCGTCCATGTAGAGGATGTGCAGCTTCTCCCCGTCATAGGCGTTGTTGGTGGTGTTCTTCCAGTTGATGACCGTGTTGAGTGCATCGCCACGGGTGGCGGTCTTCACCTTCTTGGTGATGCGCTTGGAGGGCTCTCGGAAGGCGAGTTCCATCCTAGGGTTTGTCGTTCCATCCTGGATGGGCTTGAAGAAGAACGGCAGAGACTTGTATATCGGCATCACCTTCTTCATAAAGATGTTCTCCTGCGCGTCGCCCCCTGTCTTGGACATAATGCCCAACAGCTTCTCCTTCACCTGCGACCCCTCGTTTACCAGCACCGAAGACGTCATCTGCGTGTATCCCGAGCGGCGGCATTTTACATACACCTGCCCTAGGCATCGGCTGTCGACACTACAGGCCTCTAAGTGAGTAAACAGAAGCCTTTGGAACTCCAGGAACTTAGGATACCCGATGTCAATCTTAGACCACTGCAGGAAGAAGTAGTGGTTACCGGTGATGTATGTGGGCACACCGTTGTTATAGAACCACAGCCCTTTGCGGCGGCGCTCAAACTCCTGCGAGATATATGCGGTGTACCTCTTTCGAAACTCCTCGGGTATCGCCATCCACTCGTCCATCCCCTTTATGCGCTGCAGCTCTTCGGGCATCTCCTGCCTTGTCCAGAACTGTTCGCTATGGGGTTTGTCGTAGAATAGGATTTTTTTCTTGATGGGCCTTACCGGCAGCTGTATGGGTAAATCGCCAATAACCTCGATATCACCGCTAGTGCTATCGTGGCATATATTGACTACAAACCCATTGAAGTCAGCATGCGTTACCAGTCCAGCCATTGTCTATGGCTTTTCGGCGGGGCGATTGGTGACGTATACGAACACCCAGTTTTCACCGAGAGTATTGCTCTGCGAACCCTCCGGAGTAGTCTTTTTGTTCTGTGATTTCCCCATGTTCGTGAAGTTGATTTATGATGGTCTGAAGCTTCTCTCTTTCTATAATAAGCTCTTTGGCGTCTATCGCCGTTTGCTTTATCGACTGCAGCTCTGCCTTCCTCTGTGAGCCGGATAGCTCTTGGTCCACCGGCTTCTGAATCTCCTGAATCATATTCTCGATGGCTATCTCCATTGCGGCGATAAGCCTATTGGCGGTGCCGATGTTGTCAAAGCTGTTCTTGGACTTGTGCATATATGTGTACTAGTAAAACTCGGTATAGCAGCTCTCCGTCTACCTCCATGGAGTAGTCGGCGTTCTTTTGTATGAACACCTTGTCTCCGGGGTGCAGGCCAAGCTCCTCAAGCTTGGCTGACGGGTACTTGATGTATCCGTACTGGTTGTAGGTCTTCTTCTCCTGTATTATTTCGAGGACGTCGCTTTGTAGCTCGTCCTCCTGCGGTGCTGGTGTCAGGAATATCCATTCTCCAAGCAGGCGTATCTCTTGCGTCTTCTTGCACTTGTAGGCATAGGCCTGACAGCTATGGGGGTCATATCCGCCGTCCCACCGCACGTAGTACAGGTCTTCGTTTTCGTATATAAACTGCCCGCGGCGTAGCTTGGCATCTTTTAGCTGTTGGTTGCCGTAAACCATGTGGTTGCCGCCTATCACCACGTGATGGTGAAAATACAGGGTGTCTCCCACACTTACTCCCGTTTTATACAGCTCGGGGACTCCCATCACCTCGCCTTCGTGGGCTCGGTGTGCGAACTCGTCAAACCTACTGTCCAGGTACATCTCTTGACCTGCTATCTCGATGGTATCTTTTGTCGCCTTTGGTACTTTGACTATAAAAAATCTAATTGGCTTCATCAAAAATCACAATCATGTTCAATTAAACAAGGCATTTCGTCAATGGTCTTCCATAGCATGATGCCCTTATCCTTGGTGTAAATATAGATAAGATATCTGCGAATTCCATTTATTGAAAGCGCCCGCTCATCTTGAACGATTGAGTCAACTACCGCGTCTCCTGTTTTTTGCCCGACGAAGTACGCCATGGCATCCTTGGGGTTTTGCCCAACGATAATTTTTCTAATAAGTTCCATTTAATTTCCATTATTTTTTTAGCCAGTATTCAATTGAGTCTGTCGGCAGTTCGTCGTCGCCAGCCTGTGAGACAAAGTTATGCGCTACTACGTTAAACATCATATTTAACTCTTCAGATTCTTCTACGCTGTGCCCCGCTATAAACTCATATTTTGCTGATTCGGAGTCTTGGTCTTCATCACAGACTAGGCCAAAGCAGTAGGTGGCCATAAAATCTTGCTCTAGCTTGTTGGCCTTGATTATATCAAAGATTTCGTCAATCTTCTCCCTTATGTGGATAAAGACCTCTACGCGCTTTTCTATGTTCATCGACTTACGTTACTGCGTTTCCTAGGTTGGTTACAGTAAAACTAGTCTGTTTTGTCAGTGTCGCGGCAGTCGTAGAGGAAACCCTTAACCCGATATCTTTTGGCGCAGTAGCGACGTATAGGTAGTGAGTGAGATTGACGGTATAAGTACCAGTGGCTCCTACTACTAGCTTGTCAGCCATGAGGACCGCAGAACTTGCCCCGTCATTTAAGAATATTTGAGTTGTAATTGTCGGAGTTCCCGCTGCCACAATGTATTCTACGGAAGCCTTAATCTCATACATAGACGCGATGCTCAAGCGAAGATTGTCTCGAATGCCCACTGCGTCAACGGTAGTGACACTAGCTGATGCGCCGCCAAATGCCACACAAGACGTTGCGGCGTCTGTCGCGCCTGTAGAAAGTTGACCGTTAGTCTCAGCAAACCCGACAAAGGTATTTGCGGTTCCTATTGAAGATGTAGCCTCTGGTCTTGCCAAGAATAAGTTAGGAACTACCGTAGCCCCTGTGTTCACCACAAAGTCAGAAAGGTCTATCAGGGTGATGTACTTGTAGGCGCTGGCAGACTGGTCGTAGATGAGGAACTTATCGGTCGTTGCCGCGGTCGTTTCGGTAAGCTGGGAAAGGGAGCTAGCTGCCAGTAGCCCTATAGTGCTACCTGTCGCTCCGACTGGGGAGTTTGCTGTTACCGATGTGGTACCAATGGGGTTGGTGCTTAGGTTACGCTGCACGAACACCCCCGTTGAGCTCAGCATAAGCGCTGACACATCGGTTGTAGAGGTGCTGACGGTGCCTGTGCACTTAAAATCGCCTGTAGATTCCACCGTGTCGGTAGACAACTTTAACGCCGTGTTGTTGCCTGCGCCATCCTGAACCACCTGTTCCGATGATGATGCCGCAGATGAGGCCATCTTCAAAAGAAGTGAGAAGGTATCTTTAATTTTTGTTCCGCTAAGAGTCGCCATTTGAGTACTTTTGAAACAAAGATACTGATATGCCTAAAAGTAGGGTTAGCCGAAAGAAGCTGTTCAGGGAATTCTCCAAAATTGACCCAAAGTTTATTTTAAGAAACGACCTGAAGTACATTACGTTTATGTATCGTGATGCAAAAGAGAATCACGACCTCAACCCCACGGAGTTGGATATACTGCTGTTTACCTATGACCTTGAGTTCTGGACTATCGACCATTTGGCGGAGGCTATGATGCGCAGCAAGAAACAGATTATAAAGAGATATATGCATACCCTAAAGGCAAAAGGGTATATCTACAACCACTTCGAGAAGCTTACCCCCTCAAATAAGGAGGAGGATATGTTTTTCAGGGAGGAGACCAAGTACAACTACCGCGTGCGGTATGCCATCACCCAGAAAGCGCGACTTTTAGTGTCGCGCATGTACCGGAAGATTTATGGTGAGGAGTCTTTTAAGATTACCCACACCACCGAAGGCCTAGAGTAGCTACTTGCTTCTGGTAACCTCAAAAATCATATCGTCGGAACGGTTCTTGTTCTTGCGGAAGTCAAATCTGCGGAACTCCGTAGCCAATTCTTGGTTGACTTTCCTTTCAAGCTTTTCAAACCAATCGTAGTTCTGGACGTCTTCTATTATTAGCTTTCCTCCGGGCTTAATCTTAGGAAGCCACTTCTCAACAGCAAGTATCATGCTCTCAAGGCTGTGCGGGCCGTCGTCTATGATATAGTCATAGAAGTTGTCTTGATGCTCTGCTATTACCGGATTGGCGTATCCATCTTGTATGCGTATCTCTACGTTGGGGAACTCACGGTCTCCGCGCATCTCGTCGTAGTGCTGAGGCACTGCTTCATAGATGTCAAGGCCGACGACCTTAGCGTTGGTGAACCACGAGCTCCACAGCATAAGGCTTCCGCCCCACTGCACGCCTAGCTCGAGTACGTTTGAGACGCTCTCTCGCTTTCCTTCAAATTCTGTTGCGTAATATGCGTCGATATAGTCGTGGTCAGCACCTTTGTCGGAGGTGTAGAATCCTGGGCGGCCCGGGTATGCACAGACCGAGCGATACATCTCGCCTAATTTAGTATTAGCTGCCACAAGCTTCGCAGTCTTCGGGGTTGTCTATATTGCAGCTAGGCTGCTTGGCTTCCTCTAGCTCCTCTAGCCAGTCTTCAAACTCTACTCCGGTCATTTTTTTGCTCTGTTGCGTGATGCGGGCATCATACGTTGCTCGTCGTGGTCGTAGTCTTTACCGTCGCCGTTGCCATAGGTGCCAGCGTTGCGGTTCTTCTTATTTAGGAAGGCGCGGTACTTCTTTCGCTGTCGTGTGGAGTGGTATTCGGTATCGTACTCAGCCTTTTTAGCTCGTGCCTCGGCGTTTCCTGCGTAATACCTACTGGTCTTCATGCCTCAAAGTTACCAAACTTGTTTGGCCTTTGGGTATTTGAAATTTTTTTTGCTTTTATTTGGTCAATTCAAAATTTTACATACATTTGCCTTTCAATTAAATCCAACCATCATGAAAAACATCATTTTATTTCTAGCCGCAACCCTTGGTTTTCAAGCTAATGCACAACTAAAATCCCCTGAAGCTATTGAGCTTAATGCCAAATTAGCACTCGCCTTTGAGGATATTAAACTCGTAAAATACGAGCCTGGGGTTTACGACTATGTCATTGAAGGTCTGAATAGTTCAGACAGCGCAGACTATCGAGCGTACAAATTGTATTCTGACCTAGGCAGTGCGTGTATCAACGCAACTAAAATTCCGAAGAGCGACGTAACAGTCTTTGGTTACATCTTCCATTTTGAGGAATGCGATGTTTACTATATGAGTATGTATGGCGGAACACTAAGAGGCCTCGTCCGCCTTAAATAGTGGAGTAACCATAAATAAGAAGGGGGCTTTTGGGCCCCCTTTTTTATTTAAGTACTATTTTTTATATGCTACCGGACGTACGCCATATCCAGCGGCTGATTTTTTGCGCTGCTCTTCTTCGAGGCGCTTTTTGTCGGCCAATTGAGTTGGTGTTAGTTTAGCCCCTGTTTCCTTGAATACGGGAGCATAAAACTGCTGACCGCCTTTGATGAGCTCGGCTCGTACTTTGTCCTTTATATTGCTGCGCTCAGCATCGGATATCTTGTAATCCTTTGGTTTGCCCTTCATAAAGTCAGAAACTCCAGCAGTCATTAGGCTGTCCCTTTTTTGTAAGTAATCTGAGGTTGCAAAGCCCTGAGTCTTTATGCCTTCGCCCTTTTTAGCAACGACTGTTGCTCCTTGGACTTTTACGGGTGGCTTAACGGGGGTCTTTCCTCCGTTGGCCATTTTTGTTGCGCGATACTTTTTCATTTTTACATTTTGTAGGTTACAAATATATTACTTGTTCTTTGGACTAACCCCTGTGAAGTACATCATTGCCTGACGAAGGGCCATCATCTGCTTTTTAATGGCTGGGCTCATATCTACGTCGTTTGAGATGTAGCTGTTGTTGTCTTTGGTCTTGTTGTATGGACCAGAAGGCGTTTTCGGGCGTTTTCCTCCCGTAGCTATGTCCATCTTACCGCCTTTTTGATACATCATATCCATCTTACCACCGCCCATCATCTTTTTGACGGGGGCTGACTCTTTTGCCTTTATTAAACGGTTTTCTACGCGTGCCGCCCTTCCGAGAAGTCGGTCGGCTTTACGCTCCCTACCCTCGTCTACGGCTTTGCTTCCGCGTGCTACAAGGCTTTTTTCTCGATTCTCAAGTCTTTCGATTTTCTTTCCCATCATACCACCCATGGCGTACTCCATCTTGCCACCGCCCATCATCTTCTTGACTGGGCGCTTGGCCACCATCATGCCTTTAGCCTTGAGGCCACGGTCAAATGCTGCAACGGCGTCCGGGTCAGACTTCTTTAGTGCGTTGCGCATCTCGGTAAGGTTTTCCATCTCGCGGGCCTTGGCGTTGGCCATAAAGGTCTTTTCTGTCTTTGCTGCCTGTCCTGGGTAGACCTCTCCTTTGAACTTCGAGAACATTGCTTCTACTTCACGACGCATAGGAGAGATTGGGCGTCCGTTGCGGTCGATTACGTCGGTAATCTTCTTACGAGGTGGGTCTTGCTTGCCTCCGTTCTTGTACATCATGCCCATCTTACCGCCGCCCATCATATATCCCATCTTGTTGCGTACCTCGGTGGGTAGCTTAGATAGGCCTTTCTTTTCTGATGGTACGGGCTTTAGAGCGCCTCCTTTTGTGTATTTCTTGGTGTTCACTATTGCCTTGTTTATTTGTTCTCAAACATAAGTAGATGAGGCAAAGTTAGTAGTTTTACACTCGAACATAACACGTGAACGATGGCTGCAAAGACAAAGGGATTAGCTGTTGCTAAATATGTAAGCAAGAGCAAGAAGAGGGGAAAGCACTCCAAGAGCGCCTCTAGTAACAAGGCGAGTAAAAACTACTCTAAGCCTTATAACTCCCAGGGGCGATGAGCGTAAAGAAACTACAGGAAAACATCGGCGTAACAGCCGATGGGGCGTTTGGCCCCGGAACCATCAAGGCTGCCGCTAAGCACTTCCGTATGACCCCGGAGCAGGCCGCGCACTTCTTTGGCCAGACAGCCCATGAGACCGGTGGCTTTAAGGCGTTCTCTGAGAACCTCAACTATTCGTCTAAGGGATTGCTTGGTACCTTCAAGAAATACTTTGCTGACGCTGCTGTTGCTGCCAAGTACGAGCGGAATCCTGAGAAGATAGCTAACCGCGTTTATGCCTCTAGGATGGGCAACGGTGATGAGGCCTCTGGTGACGGATGGAAGTACCGTGGTCGTGGAGCGCTGCAGCTTACTGGTAAGAACAACTACGCGGCGTTTGCTAGGTGGTTGGGTAAGCCTGAGCTAGTGGACAGTCCGGATGCTGTTGCTGCTGAGTATGCTTTTGATAGTGCTAGGTTCTTCTTTGATAATAACAAGTTGTGGGCCATCTGCGACAAGGGTGTTACCGATGAGACCATCTTAGCGCTAACCAAGCGGGTGAATGGCGGTACGCACGGTCTTGAGGACCGAGCTACCCGCACCAAGCAGTACTACAACTGGCTGAAGTAGTGATGGGGAGCTTTTGGGCTCCCCTCTCCATTTTTTTAACAATGGTGGTAAATTATAAACAAAGTGAATCTTTTTAGGTAAATATGCACTAACTTTACCATCTAGGTTAGATACAAGCAGAACAATCAACAGTCCCGGCGGCAAAGCGCCGCCCCTGTTTAAGGCAGGGGCAAGCAAACCGAAAGACTACAGACTACTACAATTCTAGACTACGCCAGTGCTCGCACAATAAGGGTGTACTGTGTTCAGTAGGTTCATAGCTTCTTTTTCTTCACAATTGACTACAAATACGATGAATAAACCTGCGTGCAGCGGTATATTTATCCTATGAACGTAAACATACCACCTATAGAGTGCTACATACGCAAAGAGTACCTGTGTAACCTCGAATCAGGACACGGTGAACTAGTAGAAGGTACCGCATTTGCCATTAAAAGCCTTCAAAACACAGCAATGCTGTTCCTTGTAATGACAGACATAGGTGCCGTATACGATAAAATCCCCATCTCGGCACTAGTTCCATTTGATAAACCAGAAGCACCAGCACTGCCATTCCACGAGCTACAGCTATGGGACTGCTTCTCATACAGCCCACACGTAGTACAGTTTATGTTCCTAAAAGGAAAACGCTGTCAGGTAATGATGAAAGACAGAACAAAACGTGAAGGCATATACCGCTTTACAGTCGACTGGGATGCGGATATGTCAAGAGGAATATCAACGTCCTTCGCAGAAGAACCATCACAGCATAAAGCAGCACACATCATCGAACTACAAGATGGATACTTCTGTGCATATCCCAATAACAGAATCCTATGGGCAGAGCCAAGCATGGTGTCCGACCCATTTGGTAAAATACCAGACTACAAACTGAACATGCAGAAGTATCACTGTGAAAGCCACGACAAATGGGCTACAAGCGACGATGACAACTTCTTCTATGACATCACTGGATAACAGCTCTAAACCCTGCTCGGTATGTCGAGAGGTGAAAACTGCAGCAGAATACTCCAAGAACAAACGCAAAACAGATGGACTGCAGTCCTCCTGTAAGAAATGCTCCGCAGCAGGCTCCGCAAGGTGGTACAAGGAGAATCCACAGACACGCGTAACGCAGAATAGATACCAACGTAACAGAAACAAAGCATTCGTGGACCGATACAAGCGTCTTCACGGGAAATGCACAGACTGCGGCATAACAGACCACAGAGTCCTCCAGTTTGACCACCTATCCGATAAGCACAAAAACGTCTCGGATATGATTTACCAAGGCAATTCCATCAAGCTTATAAAGAACGAAATACGCAAATGCGCAATACGCTGTGCCAACTGCCATTCCATCATTACACAGCAGCGTAAAGACAGTTTAGAACCAATCTAAATAACAGCAAAATCACCAACGTCCGGTGTGGACGTTTTTTCTGGTGAGAAATTCGTTTTTTGGGGACTATACTACCCCACACACACAGCCACACACAAACCAAAACGGATTGCCAACAGGCACGGGGTGTCCCTTCGCGCTTGCCTTGTTGCACTTTTTTGGCTTTTCTCGGTTCGGTCGTGCCCTTGGTACAGCGAAGCATTAGGTACGCATTGTTCCCCGCTCGGGCGAGGTACTCACCCTACCTTACCCAAGGCACAAAACAAATTTCACCCTTGCTCCCCAATTAGGTAAATTACCTTACCCCTTTGGCACGACATTTGAAATACAATAAGCGGCACTGAAGCCGACTAAAGAAACCAACGATATGAAGTGGACAAAAAAAGTAGAAAAGAGGCGCAAAAATGATAACCCCTTAATTAGTGTGCTAAAACATAACCTTCGGGTTGATGGATGGTACAAAGGCACAACCGATAATAAATAACCTAAAGAAACCGACAATATGAAAACCATAGAGCCGCCTTCGGGCGGCTTTTTTGTTGCCTAAAATTCATTATTTAGAACAATTCTAAATAGTCATTTTCCTGAAGTTTGTCTTTTCACCCCTTAAAAGTTTTTCAACTTTTCAACACTTTGGCACGGCTCTTGCATCTTAATAGGTAAGGGCAACGATGCCCGATTAAATTAAATTCACTATGTTGGTTTTATCTCAAATAAATACAAAAGGCAACATCGTTGCTAAAATTGGCGGAGCCGAAACGGAGCAAGAGGCTGTAGCCTATGCGCTCCGTATAATCATCAAGGCAAAGGGATTCGATGCCAAGAACGGAGCGAAATACCTTCGTACTTTGGGCATTAGCCGAAACCAAGCGATTCACTTTGAATCTTTTAAGAGTACGAACTTAAAAAGGTTAGGTACTATTCGTTTGGGACAATTCGTTGATACCTACGATACTGCAACGCTTTACGCTATTTTAGAAGCCGCCAAGGCTGAAATTAAGCCTAAAAACGCTTAAAATGCTTTTCGTTCTTGCGCGTGAGTCCACGCTTGGCAAAAATACGCGCGAAACCCTAACGAGCGCAAAGGTTCGTAAAGGGCAAGCGCGGAACCATGCCGCACGGGTTCGCACGGCTCAAGTTGATAATTTGCATAGCGCAAAGATTGACAAGAGCATGAGCAATAAAGCGCAAAAGTTAGCCAAGCGCGCCCTAAAACGCGCGGGGATGCTGTACTGAATTTTCGCTAAGCGAACGCGCGGCCTATGGTCGCAAAATTGAGAGCCACAATAAAAACGGCATAGGTTCACGGGTACAGGTACGCCCACCCGTGAATTAACACAAAGGGATAGGTGCGCCTTATTGGTTGCGCCTTCTCTTTTATTCGTTCCTTTTTTGGGCGCGCCTTATTGGTTGCGCCCTTTTTTCGTTTACTAATTTTCTAAAATATAATTGTTATGCTCACCAAGAATCAAAAGACATTGAGCCGCATCGAGAGAAAATATGGCGTTGATTTCGTACTAAAATTGTACGGCAACTTTAATAGTGCGTTGTATAATACTGATGTATTCAGTAACTCACGAGCCTTCAAAGATGAAATTGCACAGGTTTACAATGAAACGAGTACCGACTGGAGCAATTTCTTAGCGAACCAAAAAGCTGAATTACTATGAACACGGAGATAAAAGACATACGAAGGGCACACGTTGCCTATAGTAATGCAAACAAGCAAAGCGCGGCCTTTAAGAAGGCCGAGGCATTGCTCGTGAGAGTGCTCGCTAAGTATGGCACGACAAACCCCAGTGAAATTGAAAACCTAATAAAATAACACAGGCTATGAAAATTAAAGAAATGCTTGGAGAAGCCTATCGAGAAGAGTTAGGTCTTGACATTGAACAAGGTCTATACACAGAATTGTTTATAGACCCGTGCTTTACAGACGAAGAACTGAAGATGCTCGGTCGCACAAGAGAAGATGTAAAGCAAGGTGTGCTCGTTGTCGGTGACTATGATGGGACATATACGTTCCAAGAAGATGGCAAATACTATGTCGCAATCGTAGACCACGGCCACTTTTTGGTGTCGGGGCTGCAGGAATGTTCCAAACTATTGTATGATGAATTGATGAAACTTAAAAACTATGTATGATATTTTTATTGCAGTAAGTCCACAGGCCGGGATGGCTGTTGGCTTCATTGGCGCAGGACTTGTTGTCCTGCTTTCTTTTTTGTTATCCACTATTTTACCAACCAAATACCCATGACCTATAAAATATATGCCCTCACGTCTTATGGACGCGAGGAGATTGACCAAGCCTCTACTTTTGAAGAGGCTTCTTTTTTGATTGAGCAATACCAAAGTGCATTTAGCGCGGTGAGTGTTGAGCCTATTGTTTGTGCTTTGTCGGAGCTTCCCAGTTATTCTAAACCTTAATTATCATGAACACCCACATAAAATCGTTAATAGGTAAAAAAGTACGCATCAAGCGTGAATTTATCACAGAAGATAGCGAGTACGGTAACAATTACGTTGAGGGCAACATGGGACTGAGTGCAAATGTTGACAATCCTTTAGACGCAATTTTTAGTGTGCTGATGGATGTTTATGGCGTTGACCTATGGCCTTACGCATTTCGCCCCACAGGGCATACTGAGCACGATGCAAAGTATGTTGGGCTTGAAATAGGGAGCGTTGAGCCTACCCATCAAGTCATCATAGAAGCAGTGCAGGGGTGCAACGACATTCGCTACCCGTTCCTATGGGATGCGAAATACTTTGAGGAGGTGCAAGAGGAGGTTGTTATCACTAAAACATACCACCCCGTAAAAGTTGACTAAAGGTGAAGCGGACTACCTAAAGTGTTCGCATTTTTAATTCTATCAACTAAATAAATAATTGCTATGAGTACATTTAATGTAGGAGATTCAGTACGTGTTGACTTCGGCAACGGACAACACGATGACGTGGGCGGGCTATTTATCCACGACAGGATGCGTGAGCTTAACGAGAGGACGTTCTATGTTGTCGACGTTACCGATGATTGGTCAGATGCGTTAGAACGATACAAGATAAGCGACACCGAGGGGGGCAACCCTTATAGTTGGACGTTTGTCAAAGAGTGGCTCACCTTGGCCGAGCCTGCCTTGGCATCACCAAGTGAGCCCGAGGAGTTGGTGACTTGCCATGATGGCGAGGAGCGACCCATTAGCAAATGCGTAATGCTCACCGAGCCCAGCGCGTTTGCGGATATGTATGCGCTCATTGGCGAGACAACTAACCTGGGGATATCGAGACCAAGGCGACACGTTACGCTGCTTCGTGATGAGGTCTCCGACCTTCTCATAACCATTAGTGGGGACTTTCTTGTGAGGGCCGAGGTAGACGAGGACGACTACGTAATGTGCGAGGGGGGCTCCTGTGAGGGCGAATACATTTGGAGAGACAATGCTACCTATGTCGAGGACAGCGGCTACTACCACGAGGACGACCAAGACGAATACTTTTGGTATCACGAGGACGACGGATACTACACC